AATATCACGCAAACTAAAAGGCTGTGTCGATACTATTGGAGTGGTCGGTAACGCAGGCAGAACCACGATGTTATCCAGCGGAGCAGCGAACAGCTCAACCAGTTCTGTGACTTTGCCGGTTTCAATCATCCATTTTGGCGGCCTTTCCGTGCTTAGTTCACTGTGCCAATCTTGGAACCCTTCACATGTTTCGCAGTTGGCATATTTGTAAGAAAATGCAACCGGCACTCGATCGCCTTTCCGTGCTTCAATATGCGCGGTAACTAGGGTTTTCATTGATCGATACATAATTACAATATCGTCAGTTTCGGACGGGTCTTCGTGTGAGCAGTTCGGGCAGACAGCAAAACCTCCTGCATGTTGCTCAATTAACCACTTCAACCCCACATTCTCAACTACCAGTCCCCGCGCGCAGTCCATCGGTGAATCACCAGTCTGGTCGCAGCGCTCTTTTGAGAAGCCGACGATATCCGCCAGTTCATCAAAACTTTTACGCAGGCTATCCAGTTGGTCAAGCAAAGCAATGATGGCGGCGGGATTTGCTTGACTTAAAAAGAGGGCATATTTTGCTGGCGTGTCGCTGCCGGATAGGTCGATAACACACGAGCCGTCTGAAGAAACAATGGCGGGAGTGCTGTATGGCGTCAACATTGAATATCTCCATCTTTCACCCCCGGCTCTCAGTGCTGCTTCGCGTAACGGGTTATTTGTCATATTTCTGCTCCCAAATATAACGTAGGTTGATTTCCTGCTGCTTTTCCAGCATCCTTACTTTATCCCTCAGTTGCGCAATAATTGCTTCCAGCGTAACGACTTCGGAATCCCGTGCAACCTTCACGCTATCAGGATGCTCAGATACGCTAAGAATCGTGTTTGTATTTTCGGGCCGTATGTCGTTAGGATGCACGGTGACCGGGTCGGTGCCAACGTTCAGTTTATCTATCGTGGATATCAATGAATCACGCAAATACGTAGTGATACGCCCTGTGGCCAGCAATGTCTCGACAAAATCACGAGCATCGGCCTGATTAGCGAACATCCCGCACGGCTCTTTTTCATATCCCGAACGACGGCTTGTGAAAAAGATGCGGTCACCATCAGTTTTGACAGTAATCGATTCCAGCCTTTTAATATTTATTGGGGGCTGCAGCCCAAGCTCCATCCTGTAGATATCCCTCAAAAGGCTGTCGTGGACAGGAGCTGTGATATCGCCTTTTCTTTGGCTGAAATGCACAAACGACTTAGCCTCCGCCAATGACTCACATGAATAAGTCATTGGCGCGACAAAATCCGGCACATCATCGTCCACTACTTCAAAGATGATGTGAGGTGGAACAAATTTTACTGTAATACGCTTGAACATGATTTTATCTCCGAAATGAGCCAAGACATTGTAGCACGGGCCGGAACCCGTGTCAAGTATTGATCTATGATGGAAACTGCCCCGGCCTAATGCGTCTTGTCGATAATAAGTCAAGACGAGCGCCTAGGAAACTAGCGCACCAACCCCCTTTGTGTTTGCTGTAGCGAAGGCCACTGTCTGTAATCCAATACTTAGGAGTCTCGCGAATGCGCACTTCAGTTTCTGAGACTTTTTCCGGTATTCCGTTTACAGAGATTTTAACCACTACAATGCCAGTATGGGTCGATTTCTTCGGATTGCGCTCGAACGTCACGGTGCCGATATACTTAGTCATACATTTTCCTATCCAGCTGTACAGTTCTTAAATCAAGACGTGAAGCATCGGTGTAGTCACAACGGCCATCCACCTTGTTATACCGCACGCCGCTTTTTGTGACCCAGTGGTCGCCACAGTCATTCAAGCCGACCCACACGCGGCCCATCAACACATCGCCCAAGCCCATGGCGGCCAGTCTGCCTACGTGTGTAGTATGTTTAGGCATCGGACTTTCTCCTTATTATTTCAAATGTTGGTACTTGGTTTGAGGTATACGACCCGAAATTTGAGATATACTCGCTCTTGCTGTCCGGACCGCTGTCATATAAATCTTCATCACTAAGAGCAGTAAATACACCAGCCTCTCTATGCTGTTCTGATTTGAAAAACCCGAGAGTCAACCTAAACTCCTCCAGAGTATATTCATATGATTTTTTGTACATCCAATAGTCCTGCAGAACCCGGATAGTGTCCCCAACTTGTGGCTTAAGCGGGTTTATGGCAGCGTCCAATGCAGACACTAATCTGCGGGCTTCCGCCATGGACAACTGAATGGTCCTATCCACCGAGTCACCATCTTTAAAGCCGCCGGTAGAATCAACACCTAAACGCAGACGGTCAGCATCTCTTACCAAATCAATAACGACGTCGTCACCGCCGCACATATCTTTTAACACTAAAATTGACATTTCGCACCCTTATAAAAGAGTTGTTGAGCACCATTCTTTGGCGGCGTTGTACTCTGGCCAGTGGTGCGGAAACCGTTCGAGCACCATGTTCATTTCAAGCGCTTCGACATGCATCAGCTGCATTGCAGCATCTTCGTCTTGGCAATCCGTTGACGTGTGCACAGTGCATTTGAAATCAGCGGTTAGTTGAGAGGCAAAAACGGCATGGTCGATACCCAAGGTCTCATCGGACGCCTCGTTATCCCACCACTCGTTGATTTTTATCGCTTCGGCGTGTGACTTGTTCATAGTTAACCTCTATAAAAAATGAGCCAAAACACATTATAGCACGTGTTTTGGCTCATGTCAATTATTTCAGATAGTTAAGGAAAATCGCACGCCAGTTCAGCATATCTTGCAGTTTATAAGGATTGCCGAAACGGTCTGTAGTGTGTGCGGAGATTTCGCCGGTTTCGAACAGGCCAGAATCATAAGCAGCGTTTTCGACGTCTTTCACTACCTTGTTAATGGCGTTACCATTAGTCGTGCCTGCGTCCTTGAAATCTGAAGCCTTTGATTCCAGCGCTTTCAGCGTCGACCTGATGAATCTAGCTTTGGTCAATACTTTCATCTGATGTTCCTTGTGTCGGGATGAGAGGCGACACCTCCCTATAACACAATTATACCACGGGCCGAAGCCCGTGTCAATTATTACGCACAATCCTCTGGGGATGCTGTGCGCCTGTGCCTGCGGGTGATGGAGTTTATCGGATAGGGTGATTTTCGGGGTTTTATGAGATACCCGTCATCATCAAGTGGGCGGGTATCTACTTGGTCTGCTACGTTGCGATCAGCGGAAGTAATTTCTGTGTTACCGTTTTTAACTGTTACTGGAAAGTTCATTTCAAATCTCCGTTAAGTGGTGATAGGCGATGCCCATATAACACAATTATACCACGGGACAAAGCCCGTGTCAATTATTGCACAGTCACCCGGATAATAGGACTATTTAAAAAGCTCCCGCATCAGGTCATTTATTTCAATGCAGCTATCAGCAGCATTGATGGCTGCATTGACAACATCAGTAACAGCATAGACAGCGTTATCGGCGTAAATGTTACTAGTGCTGCTGGTATAGGCACAGGCGGCAGCATAGGCAGCATAGGCAGCATAAGAAGCGTCACAGGCGATGCCGTCGCCAGCGGCATAAGCAGCGTGAGCGTCACAAGAGGCAGCGTGAGCACAATAAGCAGCCGCGTCAGCGTCACCGCCATGCGGTGCCTTTAAAAAGGCCACAATTTCTTCAAACCTAACTGTATAAGGCTTAATTAAATCAATATTCATCAACGCGCAGTCACATGCAAACCGTAGAACCTCCCCTTTTGACAGAGTTTTACCGGCAAGCCAAGCCAGATCCGATACAGTATTCAAACCGCCGATAAGGCTTGACACTTCCACAGCTTCGTCAGTGCCGCCGGTTTGATTAACAAAGCGTGCAAGCCCACCTCGGCACGCCTCAAATTTGACTAACTCTTGCTTGGTAATTTTCATTTAGAATCTCCGTTAAGTGCGCCGTCCTTGGCGCTTAAGAATTAAAGAGCTACGATAACTGCGCTGCGGTATTTAGCGGCCATTTTTTGAGCCAGATCAATACGACCACAAAAGCCCACTTCATACCACGCATCGCTAAATTCACCTTCACCGCATGCGTTAATCAAGCAAATTCTTTCAGCAACGCGTTCGGCTACGAATTCTTCAGGAGTCATGGAGGCAAAGCGCAAGTAGAGGCGATCAAATTCATCGTTTTTATGTTCACGATTAGAATTGTTTTTCACAGAATCAACGTAGTAAGAGTGATTGCGGCGTTCGTTTTCTGCCACTACTGCACTGGTGGCTTCTTTACGCTTAGCTGCAAGGTCCAGACGGGAAAATACTGCGTGAGAGTAAACGCGGGCGGTAGTGCGAGTGTGTTCAACGCCATTCGGGTCTTTTGCGGTGTAAGTTGTTTTAGCGGCCATGATGTGATTCCTTGTGATTAGTGGTGGAAGGCGTCGCCTCCCGATAACACAATTATATCATGGCCCGACATCCCTGTCAAGTATTGCACATGCTAAAAATGTAACAAACTGTTACCACTGACCTGCCGTGGCTTTTTGTTTATGACCTTTGGCTTTCTTCTCCATGTTAGCAGCCTTAGTCAGGTCACCAGCTCTTCTGGCTGCCGATGCTTGCTTTGTATAATGTGTTGCTGCAATAGCATGCTCGCTTTTCGTTCTTGGCCCGTTCTTGATGATACTCTGCAAACGCTGGGCCTGCGGGCTGGTATTTGCAGCCTGTTTGGAACTACCAGCCCGCAGAACCCCCACCTGATGAAAATTTACCTCCCTCATCACGCTTTACTTCATCTAAAGCCGCATCCATGGCACGCACTGCCTTGTTTATCTCTACCAACAACACTGATTTTTTCATTTCATTTCACTCCTCCCGCATATCGAGGCCATCCCCGAACAACGTTATTATAACAAGTTTTGACGTCCTTGTCAAGTTCGGGGATGACGTTATACTGCTGCCCGTCCGGCGGCTTCAGCATCACTCCAAGAAGAGCCATCAAACAGCGCTGATCGGCCTGCGGCACGACGAACAAGACCGGGGAGTACTACGCCATTTTGCTTATTAAATTGCAGTAGCTTAATGCGAAGTGCTGGCACATCACCATCACGAGCGGCGTCATCAAAATCACCCAAAACAGCATCTTTAGCTACGACTTGTTTGCCCACATTAAAGCATAAGTCGCAAATGGCATCGAACTGTGCTTGGTTGAGGTCTTTACTGACATTAGCATCTGCAAACGCCACTGCCTTGGCCATATCAGCTTTTAGCAGTGTGTACGCATCAGTCAGTGTAATATTACTGCGAGGGGGTGTTGTACCGGTGTGACCAAAGCCCCAAGTGTAAAGCCCCTTTGCGCGCTCGTCTGCAGTGGCAAAATAGGGAGCACTGCGAAAACTTTCAAACGCCGCTGTAAAACGTAAACCATTATCACTAACATTGCGCATTTACTTCTCCTGATTCTAAGGTTGGTCGCCGCCACATGTCCATCTTTTCTTTATGTGAGGCATAGTCTCCAGTGTTCGGCACAGTTTTGCCCACTAACACATGAGGATTTACAGATGATAGATAAATAAGACGGTCAGCCAGATTGATGTAACTGTGGCCATGAGGGACCTCATCAAACATATCATGTAACAATGAGGTGTAATTAGCAATTACTTCTGCAGGATCATACTTAAGCGAAGTCAGGTCGATAATAGCATCGGCTACTACCTTTCCCATGACCTCGACGTTGTACCGGTAAGCAGCCCCGGTGTCTTTTAACTCTTTCAATTTTCTCTCCTAAACTCGGTTAAACTCGCCGCATTGTGGTGGTAGTATCATAGCACAAAGACAACAATGCGCAGGAAAAGCGGCGGATTAATAACTGCGAACAGCGATTATAGCACATCTATAGACGTGTGTCAAGTAGCAATTCAGGTGATAACAATTAACGACCGGTAAATGAACCAACAGCGCGCTAATCATTTAGGATAGGGAGAGGCCGATCTAACGTATAAATCTAACCAATACCCGTCCGCACCAAGAACCCCGTCCGACGCGGCCTCTCCTCCTTTTTTATTTTTTTAGGTTAGGGGGTTAGGGGTAATAGGGGGTCGGAGACATCGGAGAGAACAGCAGCCACAGCGGGACAAAGACGGTGGCTTTGGCTCGTTTTCTTTCTTTTTGGCCGATGTGGATAGGTATACCCCTAACCTATCCTGACATATGTCGACTGCCCTACATCCCGTGTCCTTCGGGGCTTGGCGTTCTCCGAATTATCTAACCCGTCTGCTGTTTCAGGTGATCAATCTAACCCGCTTCGGGCTTTCGGCAATAGTTCTTTTGGCCCGTCACCTAACCTTCATATCTAACGTGGAATCATTGACATATGTAGAGCGTCGTGTTAAAATGGTCTTTTTACTATGGAGGCTCGGAAAATGGCGAAAGCTAAAGTTCAGTTGCTGCGCGTGGGCTGCAGCCCGATAAAGTACATCATCTATCGCGTAATGCGTAAATTGCCTATCGGCACGATTTCATATAGGACCGATTTGATTGTCTACGTTGCGGTAGATGATCTATTCAGGTCTGCGGGGTACGCTGGGGAGTCAGTAACCCACGACGAATTATTTAAAGCGTTGAATATCAAGCCCAAACTGGATTCAACGATGGCAGTATATGTGATAAAGCAAAAGGATGCAGTAAAAGCATTGAAAGCGTGCGGATACCCGGATGATGTAATTACTGCAGTTAAAAATATAAAAGAAGGGCTGAGTCCCGCCGCAGTTCTTGGTGCGATGGGGAGATATCTATTGACATAAGTTTTTTATATGTGGTATAATGGATCTACCTCGCGGTCCTGTTTAGAATACCCCGGCGAGTTGTCCGTCCTACTTAGGTAGGACCGTTCCTTAGGAGTAGCTGATGTTCAGAACTAAAGATTTTACCATCCCTGTATCACCGCAGTCAAATAAGAATCCCAACGTAGAAGTAGCACTGGCGAATACACGGTTCTGGAAAGGCCACGTGTCCAGTCTATTTGTAAAGCTTCACGTTCTCAATAAATCCCTGTGTTATGTAAGAGGTGAGTGTGATGACCGGAGGGTCCGGGTGCGCTACATCATTGTCATGCTCGACTTCCCTAATGGCAACACTTATCCTTGCATCCAATACAGAGATGCAATAAACGAGTGTATCGGTGCTGACGACGCTGGTAATTTATATGCCAGCGAAACTAAAGTGATGCTGGAACGGGCGGCGGTAATAGCACTGGCGGCGCTATCTGGAGCCGACGATGCACATTCTTAATGAAGAGCAATATGACGAGCTGGTAGATATATCCGACCGGTCGCAACAGGTATATCAAGCGGCAGTTAGACTGGCGTCACTTGGGTTGAGACTGTTCCCCTCCAAACCATTCGATAAGGATAAGCTAGAGACTGCGCTGGCTGCGTACGCCGAGGATAAAAGGCGCGCTAAAGCAGAAGGTCGCAAGCAGGAGATGAAACAGCGTGATTATCAGATGTGGGGCGGCAAAGCTCCTGCATTCAGTAATCAGTACGAAAAAGCCTCATATGCACAAGGTGAGATAGATAGCTGGTGGAACCCTGCAAGCGGGAAGTATCGGGGATGCAATATCTGTCTGGCTACCGGCGAGGGGTCCGGTGTAATAGTTTTAGACTTGGATGTCAAACTAGACGCTGACGGAAACGTAGCCGAGGACGGCTTCATTTGGTTCAATAAGGTGTCGGAGGGCCATGAACCAATAGAGACGTTCAAAGTGCGTACTGGCGGTGAGTCTGGCCAAGGCATGCATATCTATTTCAGGTGGCGTGAGGACATCCCCGCAAAGAGCAACAAGAACAAGTTCGCCCCCGGTGTTGATTTCCGTGCTGACAACGGCCACGTAATGGCACCCTTCTCTAAGTGTTATACTATGTATGACGCTATCGAGCTGTCAGAAGTAGCAGAAATGCCTGACTGGCTGTTTGAGGCGATATTCAACGTAGGAACCAGCACGCGTACCTCATCCCAAAACGCACAAGCGGGGGCTGACATAGCCGAGACAGCCGGTCCTGCGTTTTGCATTACGCCACTTGACCAGATATCCGATATGCTGGATTGTATTGACCCGGCGGAGCATGAGGATTGGTGGCAAGATATTTGTTTCGCCATTAAGTCGGAACATGACACGGACGATGGCTTCGATGTTCTGGATAGGTGGAGCGCCCGCGACCCGGAAGAGTATGACCACGCCATGAACTTGGATTTTTGGAATCGTGGCAGCTCCAAGAAAGCGGGTGGCGCTAACATATCAACGCTTTACTACTTTGCTGAGCTATGTGGGTGGGTGAACCCTAAACGCGGGGCGACAAAGTTAGACATATCAAAGGCGGTGCGGATGATGAACCGGTCATTTGCCGTGATTGATCCTGACCGCTGGATGGTGGACATGGTTAAACGGGGCAAGACTCCGGACCGGAGGATGCTGCCCCCAGTGTTCATACCTGCAATGACTGTATTTAAGACAAGATATGCTCTGACTGATGAAGGCAAGATGAAACACGGATACGCCAAAGTGTCCGAAGTGTCTATCATGCAAATCAAGCTAATGGCTGCAGGGTACAAAGTAGAAATGCAGCTCCAGAACGGGAAGATAGTGACCAAGGACCTGTTCGACGTGTGGCTGCAGAACCCGGCTCGTATATCTTATGCATCCGCAGGGTTCTATATCGAAAACAGCCGATGTCCCAACGGCGTGCTTAATCTATTCCCCGGTTACAAGGTGAGGCCGATAGAAGGTGTTCCCATCATGTTTTTAAGGCACCTGAATGAAATAGTGTGCTCAGGAGACTCTGACCGCTCTTTTTGGGTCATGAACCGACTGGCCTATATGGTACAATTTGGGGACACAGTAGTACCTACCGCCTTAGCTATCACCGGAGACCAAGGATCGGGTAAATCGATTTTGGCTGAATATGTCGGTAATGCGCTAGGTGAACTTAACTACAAGTACCTGCATAATGATGATGCTCTGGCGTCCCGATTCTCGGAAGAATTGGTTGGTAAATTTATGATATGCGCCGATGAGGCCATTTTCACAGGCGACCCAAAACTGCGCAATAAGCTGAAATCACTAATATCAGCTCAGACCATGCGCGAGGAGGGGAAAGGGAAAGCCGCTAGAGACGCTCAGAATGTGATGTTTTTGGTGGCTTTATCAAATGAAAATGAGCCGGTGGCAGTTGAGCGAGGTGATAGGCGGTGGACGGTTATGAAAACAGATAATAAATTCAGCAAGGAAAATCGGGACGCCGACAAAGAAGTAGACAAAGAAGCACGACTCTATTTCAAGGAGTTGGCCACCGAAATGAAAGGAGACGGCCCAGCTAAATTATTGCACATGCTGTTGAACTGGGAAGTGGACTTCGAAGCAGCCCGGACATCGCTGACCACCAAAGAGAAAGCTGACATGGCGGACACTCGGATGATGCGATGTGATTCATTAGTGGCGTATTTGTATTACCACATGGTGAAAGGGTTTGACATCGAAGAAAATGATGACGGCAACAGCACCGGTGAGGGCTGGGGCGGTCGCAGCCGGATGGGGGACTTCTATGAGGCGTACGTGGCTTGGGTGCATAGTAATCGCCAGCGCAATAGTGAATGGCGGGCAGAGCCAGTGCAAACATTCCGAGATAGGCTGCTGAATGATTTTGCGTGCCAGTTGGTCAAGCCTAAAAATAAAAGCACTATTGTGTGGCCTACCTGCGCCACTATGAGGGACTGCCTGAGAGCATGGATTCCAGAACTTATCGAAGAACTTGACACAGAGGACAAAGATAAGTTCGAAGGATATGACGTAGACAAAGAACAGGACTTCTAGTCATTGACATAAGCACACGGATGTGCTAAAATATCGGTTCTTAACTAAGTGAGGCATTGACGGAAACAGTGGAGAAAGACGGCGAGTGGTGAAGCCATTCATAATTTAAGTAGGAGGTTATCAATTGACTGGATTATATAAAGTTTTACTTTGCGTAGCAGCGGCTATTTTCTATAGCGCTGTGTTGTTCGGGTCCGGATGGATGGCCTGTAGTTGGCACGCGGACAGCAAGGAACTTACCAAGAACGCCGCCACGATAGTCAAGGTGCAGGAAGCGCAGTCTGACCTTTCAGGCGTGTACGAAAAACTCGGTGAGGCCAAAGCAGCCATGACCTCATCAAATCAGAAACTTGATGGAGATATCATCAAATATGTTAAAACTCCCGGTCGTATATATTGTCCTCCTGATGTTGAGCGGTTGCGCATCAGAACCGAAGCAGCCAATGCAGCTAACAGTATCAAGCGACCTGATGGGGGAGCCGTGTCTGGCCCAACTCCCCTCAAGTGACCCTGATGTCGATCTTACTATCGATAAGAACAACATGGAGTGCTTAGGCACTCTGAGGTACATGGTGTTCGGGTTGCAAGAGTCAATTAAGCGCATGAACAACTTGATGAAAGGAAGCCCGGTAATCCAAAGTTTAGGTGTATCGCATTAATCACAAGGGAACTCTACGGGGTTCCCGTTTTTACTGACCCTGAGGGGAAAAATGACAAGTTTAATTATTAATAATCTCAGCATTAGCGAGAAGCTGGACGCCATGTTGGTGTCAGGATATCCTCTTACCCAAGACCAGAAAGCTGGTATGATCAAGCTGGAAGAATGGCTGAGAGTAGCGAAGGTAAAATGTAAACAGTACACAAACAAGCCCCCGGTTTTTAGATTATACGGTTTGGCTGGTACTGGTAAAACGACATGTAGCGTCGCCATCAGAAAATTAGGGCTTAATCCACTCTATGTCTCATTCACCAATCGCGCAGTAACGGTATTGGCATCCAAGGGATGTGTGCCATGTGCTACCATACACAGTGTTCTGTATGACGTCGATGATAGCGGGGCGTTACTTAGCCCTGAGGGCATTGCGATGCAGAAAGAATACTTAAATGCAGTAGAAGCAGGCGTCCCGCCATCGGAAAGGCCGCCCCTGCCGGTAGCTCGTAGTTCTATAGGATTTATGCGCCGGGAGTGGCGTGAGATACGCGAAAAAGTAGCGCAATATGACTGTATTGTAGTGGATGAAGCGTCAATGGTGGGTAAGACCATGGGCGAGGATTTAGAATTTATCGGATTGCCTATCATCGGCATTGGCGACCCCGGCCAATTACCTCCAGTTGGGGATTGGCCATTCTTTGACCCAAAAAGACCCGACGTTCTGCTGAAAAAAGTATTGCGTACTGACGGCGACATCCTAGAGATTGCAGCCCACGTCAGACTGGGCGGTAAATTCAATGACAAGCCGAAAGGGATTGACTACGAAGTGCGGCGCAAGGCCGACCCGTCTTGGTTCAATTGCCAGCAGGTGCTATGCGGCATCCACGATAAAAGGCGCGAATTAAACAAGCATATGCGAAAGCTCCTAGGCTACTGGGGATTCGTACCTAACATCGGCGAAAAAATTTGTTGTGTGTCGAACAGCAAAGAGTATGGCGTGACGAATGGGAGCCTATGGACAGTTGAAGCGGTGGAAGTAGAAGGGGACTACGCACTGCTAGACTTGATCGAGTACGCGCCATCAAAAGATACGAAAGAGTTAGAAAGAGTTCCGGGCGTCCCGGTGCATATAACATGTTTTGTGCAGGATATAAAAAACAGAGATGATTTACCAATTAATGTGCGATGGGATTCTGTTTTAGCCACATGGGGGTATGCAATAACTGTGCACAAGGCGCAGGGATCAGAATGGGCCACTGTGCTGCTTTTTGACGACAGCCACATATTCAGAGATTCTAGTCGACAATGGGGGTACACCGGCGCGACGCGGGCCGCGAAGAAGCTGTATGTCGTATCGCGGAATTAGGTCACGCGATACTTGACGCACAGCAGTGGCTGTGGTATAATTATATTACTGAGGGGGAGGGGAAGCCTGCCCCCTTTCTCCCTAAATTTGAGGATATAAAAATGGAAAATGTACAAACCGAACAAGACCAGCGCAAGGGCGCACGCATCAGCCTGCCCATCGACAACATGACCCGCACCAAGTCAGCATCAGGCAGTGTTTCTTACCATTGCGGCGACCAAGTTGCACGTGCTTTGACCGGTCTGAATCTGGACCACATCAAATCACTGGCCGCCGACGCTTTGGGCGTTGATGTTACTAAGTATGAGCATCTCAATCCCGGCCAACAGCGTATGACCCTCGGCAATGTGATTCGTAACGTTCTTCGCCGTGACGAAACTTTGGGCGCTTCATTCCAATCAGTGCTCGATGCAGTGCGCGAAGTGGCCGCTGCTGACCGCGAAAATTACGCTCTGAAAGTTGAGCGCGAAAAAGAAGCACGTGAGCTGGCCAAAGCCAACAAAAAGCAAGCAGACGTGGAAGCTAAAGCAACCGCTCTGCAGGCAAAGGCCGACGCTAAAGCAGCCAAAAAAGAAGAAGCGGCTAATAAAAAAGCGGCCCGCGAAGCAGCTAAAGCCGAAAAGGCAGCAACTGCAGCCGCTGAAAAAGCAGCAAAAGACAAGATCAAGGCAGACGCCCGCGCTGCTAAAATCCAAGAAGAATTGGATGAGAAAGCAGCTAAGGCAGCCGCAAAGGCGAAAGAAAAAGCCGCTAAAGCGCAGGCCGCCGCAGATGCAAAAGCCGCTAAAGCGCAAGCAGCCGCAGCTGAAAAATTGCTGAAAGCTCAGGCTACCGAAACAGCCGCTGAAAATGTCGATCTTCAATCTGAGCTTAAAGAAGCTGAATAACCGATCTCTCCGACTCTAGCACAGAGTAAGTGCCTAGGGGGTGTGAAGCCCCTGACCAATAAGCGCCAAGTGTTTTGGCTATAGTATCGAAGAAGATGTTGACCAGTTAGAGCATTTGGCGCTTATCAGTAAACACGAAAACACTGTAACAAACCAAGGGGCACATTATGTAAATCAACTAATTGACCTCTCTATCAAAGCCCCGGAATCCTTCGGGGCTTCTTTTTATGCAGTACTTGCGCCTCCTCCCTAGCCATGTTATAATAATCTCACGTTATTTCCATATTGGTGCATTATGACAGACCTTAAAACTATTATCGCCGACCTCGTAGCCGAGGAAAAAATTCAAATTGCATGTGACCTATTGGGCAAGGAGCCAAAATCGTACGCACACTTAGATCGCGGGCGTAAAGCTATGACTGGGGGGAATCTGCTGCGCCTAGCGGTGGCCAAGAAACCGGAGCTTATGGACGCCATCAAAGCCGCCACCGCCACCATCATAGCAGCCCGGCCCTCCGATTTCAACCGGGAAAGTCAGGAAAAGTCAGGTGGCCTACAGCACGACCCGGCATCGGACCTATCTTTCCCGGAGTACTTTCCGGAAGAGGATATCGCCAAGTGGGAGAGGCAAGCCGAGGAAAGCGAAGCGGGGCCTAAACCAATCCTTTGGGGCGTAATGACCAAGGAGTCTACGACAATGTACTATGGAAAGCCCTACCCCGTAATGCAAGTAATGCATCGCGAGCGTGACCAAAATCACCACTCGATAAGCGGAATGATCCCCAATAAAACGAAATAATTGACACAAAGTTAAAGATATGATATAATAATTTTATCGTTCAGTAGTGAACGGCGGGAACGGTTCCCGACCAACCGGAAATAGAGAGACATCAAAATGAGCGCTAAAGGCCAAGGCACCAAAATCCACACTGAATCTGATTTCGCAGTAACCGCGCTAGTGATGGCGATTGATGGCGAGCTTCGCATGATGGTAGCATGCCAGCTGTTGAACAAAGACCCGGCCAACTACGCTCATCTTGATAAAGGTCGTCGCTCTATGACCGGTGCCAACCTTTTGCGCGGCGCAGCACGTCGCGGTGATATCACCTCTGATCAAGTGCGTGATGCGGTGACTAGTATTAAAATTGCAATGGACACCACGGATGACGACAAGCACGCCAAAACCATCTTAGATGAAGATGGTGAATGCATGGCAGAGATTGAAATGGATATGTCGGCTGCTGCTGAGAACTTTCTGGTGTGGCCAAAATCGGCACGTTTTAAATTCGCCCAAAAGATCGATGGTGAATTCAAGTTTTTCTACAACCAGCCTAAGGGCGACTACTTCGTACGTTAATTTAACTTAAGGCCCTACGGGGCCTATTGGAGAACAAAATGTCTGTATTGATTATTTGTTTAGCTTGTTTAGTAGTGTGGATTGCCCCGGTGCTGATTGCATTTAAACGCAAGCATCAAAGCAAAATGGCCATCACTGTGGTAATACTCCTCAGTGTAGGGATAATGGCCGGGTACACCACCGTTATTGTTTACGCGGGCCATATGAGCCATGGTTCATCATTGGCGGCGGGTCTCGGCGTAATTATCTCGGCTTTCCTGTCTATCGTATTTTGGCTCATCGCGTTGATTTGGTCACTAGCCGGTGTTAAGAAATGAAAAACATCGACAAGATCCGAGATATCTTAATTGTCGCTGTTGTCGTGGTCACCACTGTAAACGTAATTAGAAGTACAAGCGACTCCCCGGAGATGCACACTAAGATGGATGATGGTACATCTATCACCATCAAAAAATCGGGCGGCAATATGAAGGGCCGATATGAAGTGGTGATGTGCCAATTGAAAGTAGCAGAACAACGATGTGATACGAAGGGTCTGATCCCCGACGAGTGATATCAAACAATTGACAAGAGCCACTCCTTGTGTTACAATAGGGAGTGGCTCAACCGTATCTGGAGAAATAATGAAAGTCAATGTGTTAAATGGTAAGTTTGCTGTTAAATGTAGTTTCATGGAAAATCACCGCATAATGGAACTGCCAAAAAGAGAATTTAAAAAGAAATTCGCACTATGGGCAGTAGCCCCCACATACGATAACGCCATGGCGTTAATAGCAGGCTTCTCTGATGACATGGATGATGCGGCCAAAGCATTAGCGCAGGAGATTATCGACGCGGCCACTCCGGTGACGATTGAGGGGGAGCCTCCCGCAATAATATTCAATGGCCTTCTGGACCACCAAATAACCGCTATTAAACGCGCGTGGAATCACGAAGGGTACGCCATTCTGCACCGCCCACGGCTTCGCAAGACATCAACCACTATCAGGCTGGCATGTGGCCGTTTTATCGCAGGACAAATCAATTCTCTATTAATAGTATGCCCCAATTCCATCAAATCGGTGTGGGAATCAGAATTCGGCAAGCGTGCCGTTTGCCCATATGACCTGCACGTGCTAAACATAAAGAAAGATTCTAAAAAGAAGAAAATCGCTGCGTGGATGGCCGGTATTAAGGACAAAACATCCAAGAAGGAGCCAAAACTGCAAGTGCTTGTGGTGTCTGTTGAGGGGCAAGCATCTGTCGGAGGCCAAGAACTGGCTACCGAATTTGTGAGCATCTACGGCGCTCGCACGATGATCGGTGTTGATGAGTCGACCCGTATTAAGAACCACAAAAGCTTAAGGACCGAGTCCCTTTGGGACTTAGGTGCGGTTGCTGGGTTCCGGGTAATTCTAACAGGTTCCGAGGTGACAAGATCCCCTTCGGACCTATTCGCGCAATTCCGATTTCTAGGAACCCATACTCTCGGGTTTGATTCCTTTTATGCGTTTCGCAACCGTTACGTGCTTATGGGCGGGTTTGAGAGGAAAAAGGAAATCGGCGTAAAAAACGTAGACGAATTGATGGCCAAGATCACCACTTACGCCCATCTCGTAAAAACATCAGATGTAGTAGACCTCCCTGACAAAACTTTCACACAGCGCACTATCGACCCTACCCCCGACCAAATTAAGATGGTCAAAGAGCTACAAAAGACTCTGGAAACATCCATGGGCGACCACGAAACAGTGGTTCAAACAGCGATGACCTTATTGTTGCGAGCACAGCAAATAGCGGGCGGTTTTTTCCCCTCTCTCCAAGAGGACGGGACTAGTATCCCCATCCCACTTAAAACTAATCCTAAGCTAGACGAATTGATGGAGATACTGGCGGAGGAACCCGGAAAAGTGGTTATATGGGCGCGGTTTGTGCCTGAAATAGAAGCTATCCGCGATGCTCTAATAGCTAAGTACGGCCCCGAATCAGCGGTTACATTCTACGGGAAGCAAAACGAGGATGAACGGACGCACGCACGAGTAACATTCCAAGGAAACGAGGATGTGCGATACTTTGTAGGCAACCCTACGTGCGGGTCGATGGGGCTGGAGCTTAGTGCTGCTAATGTAATGATTTACTATAGCATGGATTATCAGTATGAAAGTCGTGTTCAAAGTCTGGAGCGTGCAACCAACCTTGAAAAAACCCAAGGCATCGGCATTATCGACCTTACATTAGATATTAAAGCTGATCGGTCTATCATGGAGGCCACTAATCAGAAAAAAGACATCTCGGAATGGGTGGAAGAAGCTGTGCACTCAGGAAAATTCTCACTAATCTAGTACTTGACATGACCACAAGGATGTGTTAGAATATTAATATCGGGAAGCGGGGACCCCGAATCAAAGCCCCACTTAAACATTAATATGAGGTAATCATGAGTGATGTTCTGTTAATAAATATTGAAGCACCATTGTCATACACCCACAAATATACTGAATATTCAGCGGCATATCACAAATTCCACGCTGCTCTTACATCAGTGGGTATCGTCTACACAGCGCCTTTAGAAAACCGCAGTGAAAATGACATCAGCGATGATGTCGCCTATTCTAGCTATTACCAAATAAAAACTTTTGAGGCGTTAGCTAGTATTGATCAGTTCTTAAACTTGATTGATATCGGCATACAACCTACAATAAAGTCACGCCATCGGCCCAAGACCGTAGATGCAACACTTGAAAGTGTCGGGGCGGCTGTGCTTAAGTTGGAATCTCGGTTAGCTGAGATGGCTGAAAAAATGCCGGAACTCTCGTATAATTCTAAGTGCGACGTCCACGTGCCGGGGCTTGGGCTGATGATTTTAAATGAAACCATGCTGCTTGAAGATAGTTGCACTGACCAATTGCAGACGGCGCTTGATAACGGCTGGCGCATAATTGCCGCCTGCCCTCAACCGGACAGTCGTCGCCCGGATTATATCTTGGGCCGCTATAACCCAGATCGCGATGAAGCAAACTCCTCCGCAACACGAAACGCCAACACTAAATAGGTAACAACATGAACCAAGAAAAACGCACGCCGACCACCGAAGATGTCATCACCGTCATTGAACGTGTGGGCCGTGGTTTGGAAGCAACAAAGCCCGACCGCACCGGCGAACCGATCATGCTGCTGACCAATCTCGCTAAGCGCATTAAACAGCTGACCGAAATTCATGACGCGCTTGATTTGGTGCGCAAGCAATTAAACGCTGAATTCGATCAGCTCAAGCTAAAAGAAGTGCCGGACTTAATGATTGAAATGGAATTACGCACGTTTACTGTTGAAGGGGTCGGAAGAGTCCAAGTATCTGGCGATGTCTATGCATCCATCTCGGCCGAGAAACGCGAGGAAGCATATAAATGGCTGCGGGATAATAACTACGGCGACATGATCCAAGAGACAGTAAACGCATCATCCTTAAAAGCGTGGCTTAAAGAGGGCATCCAATCAGGCCGGGTGACCCCCGAGGAATTGTTTAAATGCACCCCCTACTCTAAAGTAAGTCTGGTAAAAGTTGCCACCAAAAAGTCAAAAGAGCCTAAATAAGGGTAATTGACAGAGCCACACGGATGTGGTATAATACTCAGTACTGGGGATGGAGGGAACCCTTAACCAAACCTCTAACTAACGAAACCTTAACTAATATAGAGAGTAATAAAAATGTCAAAAACCCAAATCGCCGCAACTCACACCGCTCTTCTGGCCGCCGCTGACCAAATGCCAGAATGGCTGAAAAAGGGTGACGCTCGTGGTAATGAGCAGGTCGATTCAAACGACATTATGTTGCCCCGCATCGGCATCATTCAGGCGATTTCTCCGCAGTTGAAAAAGAATGACCCCAAATACATCGCCGGTGCGGAGCAAGGCCGCTTGTATAACACTTTGACCGATGAGCTTTATGGCGATGAAGGTCTCCTGTTCGTGCCGGTTCTGTTCCGCAAAGAATGGATTGCTTTCAAAGACCGTGAAAAAGGCGGTGGCTTCAAAGGTGCATGGCCTTTCAGTGATGAAGTGCGTGCGCGCACTGAGATCGAAGCGATGGAAGATGGCGACGACGTTGAATTGATGGAAAGCCACTCCCATATCGGGTTCATCGTCAAGCCAGATGGCGGTCTTGAGCAAGCCATCGTCGCATGTACCAAATCGGCTATTAAATTCAGCCGTAAGTTGAACTCTTTGGTTACGATGTCTGGCGTCGATCGTTTTGCCAAGGCGTATACAGTATCCACGGTGGAGGCAAGTTCCGCTAAGGGCGATTATTACACCTATGACGCCCGTCCAGCTGGGTTTGTCAATCAGGCCACGTATAAAGAAGCAGAATCTTTGTACGAGTTCTTGAAAGACAAGGCGGTAACCACCAACCATGAGCCTGACGCGGAGGAATCGGGGGCCAAGGGTTCCAACTACTCCGCCGAAGAAGAAAAAGAATTCTAAAACCCAAGGCCGGGAGATCTCCCGGCCTTTCAATATCCGCCATATTCGTATAGGGGCCTAGCCCAAAACAGGAAAAATCGATGGAAAATAAATCGTACGACCCTACAAATTCAGGCGCACTGTTCCGCGCTAAAGAAAAACGCACTCCAACAAGCCCTGACTACACCGGAAGCGTCAACGTGGAAGGGAAAGAATTTTTTGTGTCCGGCTGGAAGAAAACTAGTCGGACAGGTGAACCATTCCTATCTTTGAAGGTAACCGCCAAAACACAGCAGCGCCAACCGTCGCACATCCCAACATCAAACGGCCCTGATGACCAACCATTCTAAGGGGCCGCTATGTACGCACCTGAAGTATTTCCCGAATTATCATCATTTGACAAGATTGCGTTCGATACAGAAGCCACTGGATTATATTATCCGCGCGATAAAGTGTTCGGCGTGTCGGTGTCCACCCCCGATGGGAATGACTATTACTGGGATGTGCGACGCCAGCCGGAGATAAAGCGCTGGTTTAATAAACAGATGAAGTCATACAAAGGCGTCATCGCTATGCACAATGCCCACTTTGACTGTAAAATGGGCTACGGTATGGGCCTAGAAATCCCTTTGGATCAAGTACGATGCACCCAAATACAGGCGTGCCTAATAAATGAGCATGAGATGGAGTATTCATTAGATGCTCTATCTAAAAAATATTTGAAAGATAACAAAGTGGATGATATTTACGAAAAATTGGCGGCTATTTTCGGGGGGAAAGCTACCCGGTCTGCTCAAATGCCAAACTTGCATAAAGCGCCCCCCGAGTTAGTGGGGCCTTATGCTAAGCAGGATACCTCTCTTACTTTACGGCTGTATGATTGGCAGGTGGCCAAAATAAAGGAAGATGATTTGCACGAGGTCGTCGACTTCGAAATGAGCATATTCCCTACGTTGCAGCGCATGACTCGCCGGGGTGTAAGGGTTGACCTTGTAGCAGCTAACGCAGCTATTTTGGAGCTGGATACTATTATCACAGAAGACCAGAAAAAGATAAATGAAATGGTCGGATTTGAGATAAACGTGAATAGCGCACCCCAAATAAAAAAAGTGTTCGAGCCTCGAAAAGAGGGCAATGTTTGGGTGGCCAACAACGGATACCAAATCGAAACAGCGAAAAAAACAGGGGGGCCATCAATTCCATCTTCTATTCTACGTGAAATGGTAAATGACCCAAAAGCGCAATTGATAGTAGATATCCGCTCTAATATCAAAACGCGTGATACATTCCTAAAAGGACACGTAATAGGCCATGCGGTGGATGGCCGTGTGTACCCATCCATAAACCAATGCAAGGGGGAGGACGGAGGGACTGGCACCGGGCGATTGTCGTACCAAGAACCCGCACTGCAACAGATTCCATCACGCAACAAGCGAGTAGCGAAAATAGTTAAATCATGCTTTTTGCCCGAAGTAGGGCACCGTTGGGGCAGTACAGATATCATGTCATGCGATGTCCGGGTGTTCGCCCACCTAGCTAACAATGAAATAGTTATTAGTGCATATGCGGAAAACCCTGAACTTGACTTCCATCAATTCACCGCCGACCTAATGGGCATTAAGCGAAACGCGACATATTCCGGGGAGGTCAATGCCAAACAGCTGAATTTGTCAATGATATTTAATTCCGGGGATGGAGCAATAGCTGAGAAACTGGGCCTACCGTTTAAGTGGGAATCTTTTACATCCCGTGGCGAACTGATCACTTATAAAAAAGCGGGCAAAGAAGCGAAAGATGCCATAGCCATATACCATCAAAAGGTGAAAGGTGTTAAAGATTTGGCCGAGCGTGCCAAAAGATGTGCCGAGCAACGAGGATGGGTAAGAACCCATTCTGGCCGGAGGATGCGATTCCCGCGTGGGCATAAGTCGTATGCGGCATCAGGCCTGATAATTCAAGGAACAGCAGCGGACGTCAACAAAACGGCTCTAGTTGTCTTGGAGGCTACGTTAGCCCGTCACGATTCTTTTTTGCTTTTAAATGTGCATGACTCGTTTGAATTCTCTATTCCACTTGAAAAAGACGTGGCCGAAGTGTGTTTAGATGTGATCAATTCTTTTCAGGATTCATTTCCTTGGATGCGGGTTCCTATGATGTTGGAACTAAACGGCACCGGGAAAACATATTTCGAAGCATCTACGGCCAAAGGCCAATATCTTTATTAGGGGACATTATGTTACCAATTTTCAGGTGGGCTGGCGGCAAACGACGTATGATTCCTAAATTGATGGAGCACATGCCCTCAGAGTACGGAACATATATTGAGCCATTTTTCGGAGCGGGGGCCTTATTTTTCCACCTAGAGCCTAGCACAGCAATCATCGGTGATGCTAATCCAGATTTGATGGAGGCGTATAGAGTAATACATGCGATGGGGTCTGAGCTGGCAGAAAGGGTGAATTCATGGGACAACAACCCGTGGGATTACGCTACGGTCCGTTCACTGTCGCCGACATATAATGTTAATGTCGCATCCAGATTTATATACTTAAATAAATTGTGCGTTAATGGGCTGTGGCGTGTCAACAAAAAAGGCGGTTTTAACGTTCCTTATGACCACCGACGCAGTGAAGTATCGCCAATAATTAATGGTCATGTTTTAGATAGCGCACAAAAGGTGCTGCGGTGTATACGACATTCCCGGATCTATACTCAATCCTACGAGCTTACTACGGCTTTAGCTGTGCCGGGGGATGTAGTGTTTATGGACCCTCCCTATATGCCTTTCACTGCCAACGGCCACGTTGATTATACGTCACGCGGCTTTACTACTTATGATCACATAAAGCTATGTGACGAGTTCAAAAGGCTTGATGTGTTGGGATGCCGGGTCATTCTTACTAATTCTGATATCCCCGAAGTGCGCGAGATGTATGAAGGGTATACTATTGAACGGGTGGAGACTAAGTCCACCATCAAGCGCACATCGAACCAAGGCTCTTACGGGGAACTTATCATCAGCAACAGGCCGAAAGTTCAGCTTTAAGTTTAATTCTTGGTACGATAGAATACTTGACAGCATGACCTAGACGTGATACAATAACGTCGTAGTTGAAACGGGAGGTCTAATTAGACTTCCCACAATCCGGGCCGCAGAGGCCTATACGGAGAAAAGTAATGAAAAACAATCGTAAAGTAGATGTGGTAGTAGACTTGCAGTTCGGTTCTACTGGTAAAGGGTTGCTGTGTGACTATCTTGCAGTAGCTAACAAATACGATACTGTGATTAACGCCAATCTTCCCAACGCGGGCCACACCACTGTCACTCCGGAAGGGCGCGTATGGATGCACAAAGCCATGCCTAACGCGGTAATGGTGTCCAAACGCATCATGATGGGTCCGGGAAGCGCATTCTCCCCCGCACGTCTGGCGGAAGAATTAAAAGGTGTGGCGGACCTTATTGAAGGAAAGATTTTTGTTATTCATGAAGCCTGCATGATCGTCACACAGGAGATGAAGGACAAAGAACAGCAAACATTATCCCGCATCTCTTCTACTATGCAGGGTTCAGGTGAAGCGGTCGTGTCAAAAATACGCCGCGAAGTGGGTGCTATTGCTCGCGATCAGATGCCGCTGCTGGCCGAGTACGGCCTTGATAAATATGTTGTGAGCCATGCCGACTATTTGCAGCATCTCCTCGAATCTGAGAGCATTTTGGTTGAGGGCGCTCAGGGTTACTCGCTGGGGCACAATTCAGGCTTCTACCCGTACTGCACATCTCGCGACTGTACTGTTACTCGCTACATGGCCGACTGCGCCATCCCAGCCGGTTGGCTTCGCAAAGCCATCGGTGTGGCCCGTCTCCATCCGATCCGCGTCGGCAATACTGCCGATGGCTTTAGCGGCGATATTTACCCGGATCAGGAAGAACTCACTTGGGAACAGCTCGGGGTGGCTCCAGAACTCACCACTGTGACCAAACGTGTTCGCCGCGTATTCTCGTTTAGCTATGCGCAGATCCACGAAGCAATTATCGCCAACGGCATCGATGAAGTGATGCTCAATTTTGTCAATTACAACCCTCATCAAGCAGTTGATGTTATCGAACAGGTTAACGAGATGATGGGCGATCTGGGCTATATCGACAAAGACATCATCACTATGGTCGGGACCGGCCCTCGCCGCGATCAGGTGATCAGTGTTGACGAATTCTTAGAGCGCTACTCGGAAGGCTACGAAAACGCTCTGGATGGCGAATAATGGACAGCCGCTCGCCAGACATTAATAACATGGTGGAAGCGCAAGCGGCTTGGATTGAAACATTGTTGGCGGGGAGAGATTCCCGCCGCACTGTTATTAAGATGGCAGGCGAAGTAGCCGAGTTAATGGAGGCTGTGACGCTAGGAACCAAAGACGTAGCAGGCGAGATAGCCGATATACTTATTTTGGTTCTTGATGTAGCCAAACTTCACGATATCAATCCAGCTGAAGCATTCTACGATAAATTAGAAATAAACAAAAAGCGGACATGGCACCCCAGCGGTGGATGTCTGCAGCACAACAAAGAGATTTAACTATGGACATCAGAAAATTAAGAGCAGCGTGGCACCTAAACGAAGTGACGCGTTTTCACATGGTCACCACCAAATCGCCCCAAGATGTGGCCCAACATTCATTCCGGGTGGCATTCTTGGCTAAGCACATTGCCGAAAACGCTGTGGACCACGGTGCTATCGGCATCAACCCGGATCATGCCTTTTACTTAGGTGCGTGTCATGATATGGATGAAATGACAACAGGGGATATTCCGTCCCATGTCAAAATAGCTCTGCGAAATGTAGGCATTGAAGTGGCTGCTTTGGCTGAAAGAGACGGCTTCGAAAACACTCCGTCAACATATAAATGGATCATCAAAGCGGCTGATTTGATAGAGTCGATATATTGGTGCGAAGTTAATGTTGACCAAGCGGATATCAGAGCATCGAGCGTTCAGTCATATATCATCCACGCTTTTGATGATTTTATGGTTAAACTGCCCTCCATATGCGCAGAAGGACCTATTGCTTTCAATGCTGTTTCACAAGCTCGTGATGATGTCTATCACATTACTCATTCATGGTGTCAGAATTACGATTTGAAATGGCCGGTACTATGAAAGAATCAGAACTCCGGGATGAGTTAGCCGACTCTGTGAGCAGGAAATATCCCCGTTCACATCTATCTTGGGTAGAGTCGCATATGACATCAGCCGGATTTCCCGACGCTGACTGTTGTATCGATGGCCACATTACCCAGATAGAGCTTAAAGTGGTTAAAAAGGGCGGGGGCATTGAAATCCGGCCCACTCAGTACCGCTGGTTTAAAGACCGCATCAAAGCGGGTGGAAATCCGGTGATGATAATTGGTGACGATAACTGTTACTACGTACTCCCGGCGAAATCAGTCTCAGAGCCGGATGCTATTTTCAATATCGCGCATCTGGCCGGGCGCTTGCATTTCAAAGTATCTACAATAGATTATGCCGTAGATTCAGCTATATTAATATCAAAACATGGAGAGATTGTATGTCCGATAAAATGACCAAAATCCTTGAGGAACGCGGCAAGCAGTACGGGAGTTATCGCGACCAAGCTGAATTGAGCAAAAAATTACGCGATATAATCCTTGGGCATATGCGCGTAAACACTCCTACCCAGATCCCGGAGTACATGGAAGAATCAATAAACATGATTTCCCATAAAATCGCACGTATCGCTAATGGCAATGCTCACAATGTTGACTCATGGCGTGACATCGGCGGTTACGCCATTCTCGTGGCCGATCTTCTTGAAGAGGACGAGACGCATAGAGAAGAATCCGCTATCAGACCCGCCACCATCACAGCCCACAAGCATGAGGGACAAACTGAGAAAGCTGGGGAAAGCGGGCGGCATATCAGCGATACCTATACCGCAGATATGTCTCAACCAGCTCGCGTCTCATATTGACCATATAAATTAGCCCCGCCTAGGTGGGGCATTGAGGGAGCTATGAACAAAACAATCACTGCCCTTGTAGTATTTGCGGCATCGGTATTGGTGTCAACGGGAGCAGAACCGTTATTTCGCTGGTATGCATTGAACCTGCCTGTGGAGTCAACAGAAAGGTCTCCATTTGACTCTTTTATGGTTAGACATTTCTTATCTCCCGATGAGCAGGCATCCCTTGGCAGCGCATATGACGTGACAGAGGCCGCCATGGCTATCGATAAGGGGGCTTCTGTAAAAGCCGCTATGAGGATAGAAGAAGCTAACCGCAAAGATGTCAGCGCTAAGAATTTGGTTCGTGACTGGACCCGTGTGTCTGTGAATATGTGGACCATATGTTCCACTGAAGATGTTATGGTATGTCTTATAGTAGCTCCTGACAGCAGCATAATATACTTGAGCGGAATCGACGAAAATGAAAACCAGACGTGCAAAGCCTCGGTTTCATACGCGGGCGTGGCCCTTGCACCTGTTGATTCCTATATATACAACGGGAATCTATCTCTTTACGTCCCAAAAACAAAAACCGGTAAAGATGCCATGGTAGCCATACGAAACACGCATATGTTCAGCGTGTCGTACGCGTGCGTAGGGTCATCAGCAACATATAATTTCAAAGCTCCGCAGCCATTGAAAACGAGAGAGGTGCCGCAATGAACCGTTTAATGCTAGCTCCCAATGAACGCATTGAAGATGTGGTGGACAAATATCCACTGCAATGGCCTATGTTTGCATCAGCCAAAATAGACGGCAACCGAATAGCTGTTCGCGAAAAGACAGCAATCACCCGGTCAGCAAAACGCGCCCCTAATTTATACCTACACAAAATGCTTGGGTATAGCGCGTTCCACGGGATTGACGGGGAATTAACCGTAGGTACACCCAATGCCGAAGATGTTTATATCAAAACACAAGTTACCCGGCGCATAAAGGAAGAACCCTCTGGCGAACCTTGGGTGCTAAATGTGTTTGATTTATTCGACATGCCCGGCCAACCATATGCAGATCGGTACGACTCCCTCCAAGAAAAATTCGCAACCGTTTTCCGGGACATACCTGACCTTAAGCTGGTCCCCCAACGCCTTATCACATCCCAGTATGAATGCGATATATATGAAGAGGAAGAGTTAGATAATAAATATGAGGGGCTTATGATACGTAAGATATTAAGCCCCTATAGATATGGCCGATGCACTGCTAAACAGGGGGATATCCTAAAGGTAAAAAGATTTGAGTTTGATGAGGCTCGGGTGGTTGGTTTCGAAGAGCTTATGATAAACACCAATGAAGCTTATATCGCAGAAAACGGGTATCAAAAACGGTCTACGGCAGCGGAAGGAAAGGTCCCCGGTGACACGCTTGGCGCTTTATGGTGTATAGAGATTAAAACAGGTATCCTATTTAAAGTAGGTTCAGGTTTCGGAAAATCTCTTCGCGATGAGATTTGGGCGAACCAAAACAAATGGGTTGATGAAACGATCAGGTTCAAACATTTTCCTAAGGGGCGCAAAGACCTCCCTAGATTCCCTGTTTACGCGGGAACTCGTGACCCTGACGATATTTTGTAATATGTAACAATACTTGACAAGGGGCTTTTCCTGTAGTATAATAGGTGCTACGGGGAAGTCCCTTAAACATAGGTGTCGTATGAAAAAAGTAATGTTGTTGGCTTTGGTGTTAGTCGCTCCTTTGGCTTGGTCATGCGACACTAAAGACTCTCAGTGCATATCCCAGCTTTCAAGGTCTTACAGCCAGCTAAGCAATGAGATGTGGATATTAAGGCAGTGTAAAGCTGACTCATGTCAAGCTGTGCACTCGGAAAAAGCCGACAGGGTGAATGCTGAAATAGCTCGCCTTCAATCTAAACGTTAGGAGATATTAATGAAAATCGTTAGCGGATTCATTTCACAGGCTGCAGTATTTACCATAGCTTTTATTCTTATGGCGTGCGCGGCGCATGCCAGCACGATTGACACCAAGCCTGCGCCACATCAAGCTACGTGGAATAAGACTAAATCGAAAGATGGTGTTCCGATGGGCATCACCTGCAGCAATACCGGGGTGTGTGTCACTTCCCCCGGAGCAACCGCCATTGACGGTGAAACCTTCATGCCAGTGTTTTTGATGGGGTACGGTAGCTCGGTAGAGCAACAGTGCGATGTGGATATCACATGGGGCGACGGGTCCGAGTCTCTTAAAAAGGTAAAAGCGTATTCAGACGGTGCTATCATTCTGATGAGTAACATTACTGAAAAAAAGGGAACCGGTGCCGTCATGGCCATGGTGGGGCAAAAAGCGTTTATTGTTCACATCAAATGCCCGGACGGCACCGATTCGAATTCAACGTTCAATGTAGACAAAAGCTTTACATCATGGGCATTGAAGGAGATGGCCGTGCATTAACATAGTTTAAAATAAGGCCCGGATATCCGGGCCTTATTATTATTTCCCCTTAGTAGCCTTCTTAGCCTCGATATCTTTTTCAATCAAGTCATTGAGCTGTTTTACCACTTGGTCAATGTGGTCGTTACCTTTTTGGTACTCTAATCTGGCGTCTTCGGTCGCCTTTAAAGTACTGGCTGCAGTAACGTTCATGTCCTTAATCCGCTCGCTAGTGCGCCAGTTTTGAGCCATAAGAGCCAAATTGAACAAGAACAGCAGGACCACCGCACGTCGTACATGTTCACCTGTCATTTTGTGTCATCCTTCTTTTCGTCTTCATCAGGGATGCCCAGCCTAGAAGTGACCATCCTTTCCAAATAACGGCTAGTGCGTTCAGCCCCCAGCCAACCAGACAGCGATGTCAAAATAATCGCTGTGTCCTCATTGAGGCCTGAGATACGACATATTTTAGCTACAATAAAGCCTAAAAACATCGCACCAGCACCAGCAATGATAGTTTCAGACAATCCATGTGTCTCTTTCCGCATCAGTGCGGCAATCACGCCGCCAATACCGGCTACCAATGCTTGCATCAGGTCCGCGATGTGTTTCTCGAACATTATACAGCTCCTTATGCTGGTTTAGTTTCTGCCACATTATCTACCGGCGTAACCATACCATCTGCTATGCCCATAGACAACATTTTCTGGTAATACGCCTTATATGCATCATCAGAGGAGTTAAGCTCTATCATGGACGGATATACATCACTATCTTGGGGGGATGCCCCGAACAACGTTTCGATAGCCCCATTTTTATCCAACACCGCATATAATATCATAATATCTCCCTAAAATGTGTAGCCGGTAACATATAGTTGCCGTGTGGTGGATATTGCCGCTGTTTGGTAATAATACAGCGTTTGGGGGTACACAAGGTCGAGAATATCCGTTGACCCAAATTGTTGGCCAGCCGCAGATGCGTTGAACAAAGAGCCAACAAGACCAATGGGGTTGGCAGTGCTGGTTATTGCCAATTGTTGCAATTCGGCAGTTGTAGATACAAAACGTTGGAAAAGATCCACTTTTTTAGCATTAAGAGGAACACAAGCACTTAAAGACAAAGAAGTGGGGGTTGATGGCACTACAGAGGTGGCAGAGAAAACCTGACTAGTTAATATCCCTACATGCCTCCCTATCTGTGCACCTACCGTCATAAGGCTGCCTGAAGTAAGTCTAATACCGACCAGCGCTGACGCGGTGTAGCCCGTAGGCATGCTAGACCCGCCATACACCTCAGGAGCTACTATTGCAGTAGTGTTGACGCCCATCAAAGCGGCTGTTTTAGAGGTGGGATTATATATCACATAGATGGCAACATACCCATTGGCGGGTATTGATCCGGTGTCCATACCCCCAGCACCCACAGTGCCTAGATTGATCGACAATGATAGTGATGACAGAGAATATGTTTGACCAGAAAGCGACTCAGCCACTACCAACATATCAGCTGACCATGTTGCAGATAATGATGCCGATGTATTGAACATATACGCATTCAACGAAGCCCCTATAATCCCTGACGCTACCATCGCATTTTTAACAAAAGCAGTGGTAGCGGATTTAGTAGTGGCATCACCTTTAGGGGGAGTTATAGCGATAGTGTAGCCATTGGCGTCGAACCCTAATACCTGCTGCTGCGCTACCCCCCCTCTTTTTATACTCATAGTCCCGTCATTGCTAGATGCGCTCAGGACGAAATTGTTTTCGGGAGTGCTGTTCATCCCTACCTGATGATTAACGGCATTCACTTGGCTCATTATGAAATCTCCGGCTTAACTGGCCATGTAACATTAGGATATCCCGGAAGGCTTGGGAGATTTTTTAGCGCGGTTCTGTATTCGATCCACGCCGTTTGCAACTTTGAAAGCTCTCCCGGATCCCCCATGGATGCCCACACAATAGGGGATATAGATTCTGTCTCTGCTATCAAACGCTTACGCAGATCTTCAGCTTCTGCATATTTCTCGGCGTCAGTAGGAGGGACCACAGCTATAGGAACCCAAGTAGGGAACCCACGCCCATCAGCACCAAGAGTCATGCCGTTCGGTGCGTTCTGGGGCATGAAGTCTTCCCGTGTGTAGTTATTAACATCAACACCGCTGGCGGGCCATGTCCCGGCTGCCACGTAATCAGGCTTCATAGAATAAGGATAAAACGCTAATGTAGATGCATCGAAATACCACAACTGTTCGTCCATGTTACCACCCTACAATAGAAACGGAAATCGGCTGAGTACTCATATCACCCCTAGCAGAGGTGAACCATGTGTTAATAGATGTACAAATAGAGCAACCTGTTCTGGATGACAGAGAATCAACCAATAGGGGGGTCGATGTACCAGCCACAGGAGGTTGCCCGATATACGCAGGAACTACCGAAAGACACGCATTAGGGAAAGGAACCGGGTAAGTCACATCAGCGAAGAAAAAAAGGCCAGCTTGACGAACAAAGCCCACTGTAGCCCATTGCTGGATAAGTCCATTAGGCAACTTGCTCCACCATGTTGAAGGGCCTGCGACGTTTTTAGCAAAATTAGGTAACCTTTTAGCCACTGTAGAACCATCAAGGAGCCAATTACCACTGGCAGCTATAAATATAGCTGTTTCACCTACATCAACAAAAATGGATGCTAACGTATTTGCGTTGGATATAAAAATGGTCTCGCCTGATGTGATCACCCCTATAGGAGTGGTTGCCATGTTTCTTATGATGAAAGTAGCACCATCAAACAAGCTGGAGATGGCCGGGAGCCTTAGGGTAGCCCCTCCCGTGTTCACCAGTAATGCGCTAGACAGATGGGCTGATGTTAAAACAGTATCAGCATTGATCTGTATAGCACCGGCGTAGTTGCGTGAGTTTTGTCTCACATAGGCTGTTGTAGGTAGTTTTAAAGTATTATCACCTTGAGCGGGGGTTAAGGTTCCCACGACATTACCGGCTGCATCCAAAGTCATTTTGGGGCTGCCGTTGATGTAAATAGTGCCGCTGCCATCGGTGTTTGCTTTCAAAGAGATAGTCATATCAGCCCTTAGATTTCATATTCTGTCACGCCGAACCCGTGCTTAACAGGTATAGTGGCGGTCAGAGGGATTACGTTTACGCTCAATCCGGTTGTTCTATATGATGTCAACATCCGGTTCATGGTTTGGTTGCCATTGCCCCCTGTGGGGGAGAACCAAGAGGTTACAAACCCTCCCTTCATAGCTCCACTAATAGGAGTTATTATCAAGGTATATGGGCCACCGCCAGACAGAACCCAAGCAGCCGATGACACATGAATAACTCTGGCATTAGCCGGAGGAGGGACGCACTGACCTAACTCAGGGGTGGGGTAGGATGTGCCATCCAAATAAGTGTAAGGGAGGGTTATAATAGACCCTGCAAATGGGACAGAAGCGGATATCGCATAGCCCAAAGGGAGCATTACGGTAGAAATTCTTCTGTCCGTCTGGTAAAAGTTCCTTAGATATTTGGTGTCTTTTGCAACGTAATACACACCCACCAGAGCACTATACATGTAAGTAGAAGGAAGGTCGACAGCTCCGGGGAATAGCTCACTTGCTGGAACTCTGGAGGCTAAGTTAGATAAGTTGTCGCAGTTGATACCTACAAGGCCTTCGCTGGCTCCAGATGGGCGATACACGTGATACACCGCGATATACCCACCATTACCCACCGCGCCGCCTACCATCCCCCCGAGACCAGTGGAATTTATGCTCATTGATAAAGCGGAAGTGCCTCTCAATGAGCATAAATTATTCGAAGCATCCGATAGCAGATGAGACATATATGACATGTTTATAGTAGCGCCGTCGTTAGACCACGCCTCTAAATTTCTTCTGTCGCCCACTACACCGAAATTTATGGACACACTCGCGGTTTTAGGCGAGGTGATACCTGCGGAACCATCTAATGTGATTGACATGTTACACCACCGTCCAAACCGCGCCATCGGGGACAGAAACCGTGACGCCATTGTTGATAGTAATAGGACCGGCTGTCATAGCGTTTTGATTGCTCGGTACGCTATAATTAGAAGTCACTACCTGATCATTCAAAAAGAAAACTTTATCATCACCAGCACCTGTAGCACCACCTTTTTGGGACAAGTTGACCCATATCGACCAAACGTTAGTAGATGGATTTAACGCGCGTGCGTATACCTGCCCGGCGATGTCACTGTACCGCTGCATGGTGTTATCAATGCCAGTGGTCAGCGAGGTGAACTGATACGTCTCCAAAACACCTGCACGAGCGGTAGTCTGGGTGGGGGGGCAGTTCAACCATCCTCTCACACCGGCGTCAGTCTGGAATTCTATAATGCCATTCTTGCGCCCTGTAGGAATAGGAACTGCATTAAAGTCGCCCGTAGCTGGAACATTGGTGACGTTAGGATATTGGTTTACAATGCCCATGGCGTCATAAATTTGGCTGACTGTAGGGACATATTCCCAGCTAGCAGTATCTGTAGGGACTGTAATAGTTCCATCGACCAGACAGCGGTAGAGAGTATATGAACCAAGAGGATTGGTTTTATATCGTACTACTGACCCGGCGCTATATGATGAAGCTGGCGTTGATCCGGAGTAGTTGAACCATTCAGGAAACCCGTACAACTGCCAATCCATAAGAACAGACGTAATATCATACATCAGTCCATTAAAATACTGCCGTTCGACAGGGAGGGCTTGGGGGTCGATGCCATATTGTAAGGCATATCTTCCGTTGTAACCGGTCTGGTAGTTCACTGCAGACGTTGACGTGCCCGAATCGGGTATCTCTACGCGGTCTGATGATGACGTCGCATCGATCGCAAACGGCCTTAAAAAACGTTTGGATGTCATTTTATAGCTCCTTAAGCAGGAAACTGCATGATGATTTTTACGCCCATCGGTTTGGGCAACACATCCCATGCAGCTAAGTTGGCCACCATCGGATCGCTTAATTTATATGGGAAAACATAAGTAAGAGTCATATTGCCGGGGTCTAAAACGTACGGAGTCTGGCTTATCGGGGCTGGCACACCCCCCGACACGTTTAATTGGCCGTTTATCTTAAATACATCGGCCAACGCGGCGTTTAGGAATGGCACAGTGCAGTTGCCGATGTTTCTATAATAAACTAGCTTCAACATCTGGACCTTTTCTAAGATGGTCATCGCGGTTGAAATAGACGCCGGAGTAAAGTTACCACCTAGTCCGGACACGGCCGGATCTTCAACTATACCAAAGTTCTCGCGAGAAGTACCAGCTATAATAGTAGACCCTATATTCTCAAAAGACCAAGGTTGCTTCATCCCATCCCTAGGAATCAATATTGGCTCTAGAGGGAAATCCAAAATCATAGCCCATATAGCACACCCAAACAAAGAGGTGTGTACATGTGACATACTTGCAGGGTCGTAATTAATCTCAAGACGGAAAACGCCCTCTCTCCAGTTGATCCAGAAAGTATCGAAATACTCAGAGTACCAATAATCCTTCTGCTTCAGTAGATCTAAAAAAGGATCGGCGTTGTCATACTGCCAAATGTTGGCTTGTAAACAGCTGCGTCTCTTATTGAATTCCTGAGTTATCATCAGACGCCCCTTGGCACTACTACGATCGAGCCTACAGGTAACTCGGCCTGCTCCCACATCTCAACAGGGATTTCTTGCCCGGCAACGACTGTTTTACCTGTTACGGTAACGTCTGCTATGTACAATCCGGGATATACCGAAGACACCGCACCACTAAGTTCGTACGCGGACAAGTTGCGACCAATGACCAAGCCCGGATCGCCGTTAATAAGCCCGTTTTGGTATTTATTTATAGCATCCTGAACGGCGTACTGTGGCTCATAGTTGCCTACTGATTGCGACGCATCATAAGTTACAACACATGTGCAGGATACTATCAGAGGCCTTGCATGTAAAATCGTGTAAGGCTGGCCTGAAGATGGTTCAATAAGAGAAGTAGTCACAGGGGTTCCTCGGGGAACTTGTCCAACTGTCCACGCGGCACCCGTTCCCTTAGCTGTGAGCATTGCATCGGCTATATCTACATCAAGGGCACCCTGCACACAGACATAAACGCTATTAGCGGGCATTGAAATCCCATCAATAACGGCCACCGACGAATCGTCATTCTCTCTTATCACCATAGAACGGTATCCAGAAAGGGCGCTGACGCCAGCTTTGATAGCTCTTACTGTGTTGCTTGATTGCGCTGCTAACGTGCTCTTTCTGCGCCTACGGGCAGCCACATCAGATTCAATGGCTTGGCCTGTGGTCCCCGCTAGAGGGTTGACCACTTTAGTGATATTAGAGGGAGCAGTACTTGATATGAACCATGTAGCACCCGCCAACACAGCGGTTGCTCCCGCCACGGCTGCCTGAAAAGTAGCTACGCCGTAATAGGTGTTGGGGGTGACAGTAGTGTCCACTTGGTTCAATACCGCTGCTGTTTGCTGGTTAAACACATTGCCCGCAGAGTCATAAATAGACATCCCTGACGGAGACGTAGACCCGTTTGTGCCGTAGACTCTACCATCAAATACGGTAGGGGTGGCTGTATAAGGAGTTCCGCCCATCAAAGAGAAAAGGGATGCTAGGAATACGCCTCCCGATTGGTCTGGATTTATCTGATTTGCAATTCCTGCAGTATATGCTATTACGTTTGACCGTGCGGTAACTTCACCATCGATCAAACGTCCTTGGGGGGTGGCGTCAGTTAAGTCCATGTTAGAGCCAAGAGCCGATTTGAATTCGCTCTGGACATCTGCTTTTAAAGTGCTCGTGTCCGGGATAATAAGCCCAGTATCCCGATCATACGCGTAATAATCACCCATTGACCGTCACCGCCCCGTATATTGAGTTTACTTCGGCTGAATATGTCAGCACGTCGCCATCGATACTGACTGTGAATGAGTTTATACCGGTGACCTCTGGATGAAGGCTGAACTCATTGCGCATGGTCGCCTCGAACATCAGCACGTCTTTAGTTAAGAAGATAGTGTCTGCATACGGGATGCCTCTGTCAGTCGCGTAAAGCATTTCATTACGTCTTGTTCTGCTCATCTGGCCCAACGTCTGAGCAAGCGCGTCAGCCCCCGACAACGTAGCTAAGTTCCCGGAGCTATCTAAATACATACTGTTATTCTCATCAACCGCTAATGTAATCATGATCGCACCGTGACTAGATCTGAGGGGCTGTAATAAGCCAAGAACGTAGTAACCCCGAAATCACTGTAAAGGGGGTAGTTTTCGGAATCGTTCCAGTACGCCAGATTGCCCCTACCCGCTTCTTTGTATAAGGGCAGCAAGAAATTAGGCAATGGACCGGATGTTACACATCTCAATCCTGATACTAGAGATACCCCATTCCTAGATATGTCAGCGGTCATGAAGTCGTTAGTATACTTCATGACTATCTCATAGAAATCGCTGTCTTCAGTAAAAGTTACTGATTGGTTAGGCAGAGTGGCTGTTAAAGATACTAATCTCATGCCGTGGCCGCCTTAGGATAAGCTGTAAATGTTGCGTAAAAAGGGGCATCACGACATGCTAAGTCGTAGTCTATTTTCCCTACCACGTAGGACCCATTTATCGATGGGTTCATGATAGACACTGCATTGACAGCGCACCCTAGCTTTAATTCAGGGGTGAACAAAATTTTGCCTGAGATACCGAATTCAGTCCACTCCGGTATCCCAATAAACGGATTTTCAGAACCATAACCAACTTGAACGGTTCCTCTAGACGCTACCACTGCCCCAATATTCATGACTACTAACGCACTGTCATCGATAAATGCCACTATCTGGTCCGGATAGTACCTTTGAATATATATCGGAATAGCTTCTAGGGTTATCATGTTGCCACCCAGAAAATTGGTGACAGGTGCATTGGCCAAGCTGGCTGGAAGGTGTATCTCAGGAGTAAGACCCAAAACGCCCGCTGCCCATTGACATAGCCCACTGAATGTGGTCGGTAGTTTCGGCCAGTATTGCACCCATTTGGTTTTATCTATTTGATTCGTAGCCAGATCCATGATGATACCGATATCAGGAGGATTCGACATACTGCATTTTATAACGTTCCCAGTATATACCAAAGACGGACCATAGCTCTCACGACCTGCTGATATGTTGACTGGGAGGAAAGGGGTCTCTTGAGTTCTTTGATTAAATTGATTGAACCGGGTTAGCATATCCGCCCGGACTTCTCTCCGGACGTTTTTGATTTCTAGTCTAGAATTGTTTTGGATGCTAAAAACATTTTTACCTGCTGAAAATGAGATCGCAAAGTCCTCTTTATATTCTACTGTGTCGGCCCCTGAGTTAAACAGGAACTGAGCGCGCAGTATGCGAGGATCTATGATCATTTTGCTCCTTTCATTTTCATGTATCTATACTCATTCATCGCTTTAGTCAATATTGAATCTTGCATTTCAAAAGCGTCTTTCAACGAGCAGGTTGTTTTTAACTCTTGCAGGGTGGCGTAGTTATTTGTGATTATTGAGTGGATGAAAGGGCTTAATTGCCTAGGTTCAGTCCCTTCAAAACCGTCCGTGTTCGGCACGCGCCAAATGCGCCACCCCTGCAGGAATCCGAAATTTATATTATACACTATCTCGGTTATCTTGTCAAGTTCCATCCAGTCCTCGACATACTTGTCAATAGTCTCCGCGTCCTCCAGATTAACCCAACCGTCCTCTGTTTTAGCATCCACAAACCCCATCAAATATATTATCGACTCTTCTGATGGAGGCCCCTCGTCACTACGCTCTTTTGATAAATATTCTTGGGCGTAATAGGCGGGGATCAAATGTATTCTATATTTTTTATCCCCCACCATCTCTATTGTAGTATTCATATCACCCCTTGAATATGCCGTCATGGACATTAGCTATTTGTTTATTCATCATGCCGATCACATCATTTATTTCTTTGCCCAGTCGTTCACCGAAGTCTTTAGGCTCGTTTGATTTCACATCAACGTTTACTTCCCCTATATGTACTCCTCCCTGTTGCGGGCTGTTAGTAGGCTGGGAATTAACGCGATTTGCTTCAGTCATCCTCACCCCTTTAGCAGCCGCATCATTAGCATTTCGCATAGCATCATTAGCCCTGTTCATGGTGTCGCCAGCTGTTTCTTTAGGCTGGGTAGGCTCCACTACGTCGTTAGGCATGAAACGCGGGCCGGGGGCGACAGGGAGCGGCATGGCACCGGCTTGTTTTTGAGCGTTAAGACTAGATGCCATCCCCATGCGCATGACAGCCGGGTCGGGGGTAAATCTCAATACTCTTGACCTTTTTTCAAAATCAGCACGTGATTGCCCTTCTATACCGCTATCCGGAGTACCAAGACCACCCGCGCGACCGATGCCGCTGGCCCACATAGCAATTGCTTGTTCTAGGCCTACCGACGTATTCGTGACGATCTGGCTTAACTTCTCTTTCTCCACTTGGAACTGAGCATCGTTTGCTTGCAGTCCTTCTTTGGAGGTCCCTACGAGGGTTTGCAATGCTGTTATGACCAATTCATTGTCGTTTAAGTTGATATCGCCTTTCTGGGCCATATCAGCAAATTGTTTTCGCAGTTCCGACATCCTGCTTTCATCTACTTTACCGTACCGCTTCTGGAACTCGCCGATATTCTCATTGAACGATTCGGTAGCGTCTTTCTGGTAATCGGCTTCTTTCTGTTTCTTTTGGGCTTCTTTTTCTTTCTTGCGGAAATCTTCGTATCCTTGGGCCTTTTTATCGATTTCTTTGTCAGTGGCATCCATCTCTTCTTGGGACTTACCCCCTAATGAGGTAGGTATTTTCCCCATCATATGGTTGATGCCTTTTTCAAGTGACAGACTCATTCTATCACCCAGCCCGTCAAGCATATCTGGGAGTTCTTTTAATTTAGCGCCAAGACTGACAATACCCTCTATGGAGCTGTTTAACATGTGCAAAGCACCTGTGGACATGTCGATCATCAACCGTTTGAGAATACTCATCAAAGCGTTTACTGGTCTCATATTCTTTTCAAGTGCGACTGTTTCTTTGGACCATGCCACCATCCCCGGAACCACTCTAGATCTGATTATGGTCTCGGTTTTTTCTTGTTCTACTTTAAGATTTGCTTGTTCGGCGGTGTAATTCTTAGTAGACTGAGCCAAAAGCGTTTCTTTTATGGCTTGCTGCTCAATCCCCTTATTCATATCTTTTACTTGATCGGACGTTGCTTCAATTATTTTTGATGCCTGATTGAAATCAAGTCCATATTGCTGGGTGGCTCTGGCCAGCGCATAGTTAGTGCCTTGTTTTTGCGCGGCTGTTCTTAAGTCATCAACAATTACTTTCCAGATCTGGTCCATCCCCTCTAGGTGCTTGCCGCTCTGTATTTTAATGCCTCTGGATCGCATCAGCCTTGATAAAGGGTTGGTGTCGATGCCGGTCCTCATATCGATACCACCCATAGGCTGGGCACGATGTAAAGCCACCTCTTTTATCTTTTCATTAAGCCCAGCCAACCCTTTTAGGCTGTCTTCTCTGCTTATGCCTATGTTCTCGCCAGCTATTTGGTGAGTCAGCAGGCTTTGGGTGCTCATACCTGCTGCCCATGCATCTTTCTTGGTGCTGCCGTACTTTTCTTCTGACGCTTTTGCTATAGTGTGGCCTGATTTAACTCCCCATGCACCCGCAGCAGCAACAGCAGCAACAGCGGCGGCTATTAATGCCACAGGACCACCAAGAAGAACCAGCCCTCGGGCCATGAGGCCACCCGCACTAAGACCGCCTGACCCCGCAGCAGCGGCCCCCTCGGCAGCAGCGGCCCCCTCGGCAGCAGCGCCGGGTTTTCTCATCAGAGACTGTGCGTGTTCTATTCCTGATGACAAAACCTTCTGCACACCTCCCTTACTAATCATCGAGCCTACGTCTCCCAACTGGCCCAGAATTCCTTTTACCTTTAATGCCCCCTCTTTTACTTTTTCAAGCTTTTGGTGGAATTTATCAGCCGAGTCGCCTGCTCTTCCCATGGAGTCAGCAGCGCCCTTGGCGGCTTCATCCATGTTTTTCACGCCCTTCTCGCCCGCGCTTTCAGCGGCTTTCCTAGCCTTTTCTGCTTTATTGGTAACAGCGTCAATGGCCTTTTCAGTGTCCGCCTTGTCTACTTCATACTTTACATAAAATACGTCAAATAGCATTGTAGAGCCTTAGAATATAGACATAGCGGCGTTTGCCGCAACTGAGATCAACCCTTTAACCGAAGCTGTTGTGCACTCGGCAAAAATGAATTCGAATTGTTTACCCTTACCCCTGCCCGCTTCACTCATTGACGTCCCTAATGACCCGCTGCGAATATATCCTCTGTTTAGAACAATACCGGGCTGGTTTGGGTATAGTATGCTCATAATCATTAAATCAGGTAGCCCGCCGATCCTGAAAATCGACTTGTTACTATTTAGCATGATGGATAGGTTGTCATCGTCATCGGAACCGGGTATGACGCCGATCTTAACAGTTACAGCCGATGATGTCTCAAATGAGATTATATCACCATCTACCAAAAATTCATGGTCTGCTACTTGGGACTCGCTGAATTCTATAGGCGACACATCATCGGAGAATTTAGATAAGGTCAGGCCCACCGGAAAAGTTTTAGTGGCTATAAGACTGATTACAACGCCAAATCCGCCGACATTGTCCATATTAGTCCTTACTGTCCTGATTTAACACGTCACGAAGGTTCTCGCCGATAGCGTCGCCCATTACTTTCGTCAAACTGGCAGTGATCCATGACTCCACTTTTCCAAGTATTCCTTTGGCAGTGCCGTCGAAAAATTGAGGCGCATTATATTTCAAGGCATCAATCTCAATAGCCACCAAATCTGACCAATCAGCCACGTGGTTGTCGATCAGTGCTCGAGTACTGAGTGATTGGGTCGTGCCATCAGACAACACCACTTCCACATGAGACATCAAACGAAGCATAACCTCTTCATTACGCTCATATTCTTTGTTATGTAGCATCATGCTTAGTGGGTATTGGGCAACGATCGCACGGCCTGATAGTGCGCCAAATTTATTGATGCGGTATGTCTTTCCGTTCAGAATAAGTTCTTTCATGATTTTCCTATTTACCTACGCCGGAGGCCATCATAGTACGGGCCTGATCAGCAGGAGGCATGGCGGTTTGAGTTTGTCCGCGCTTAACCGTATCGGCGTCGCCGGGGGATTTTACTTTGTCTTTCGACATTCCAGTCGAGGAAGCAGCTTGTAGTATCTCATGCATAGTAAAAGAAATGGGTATTGCGTTCAATACCTTAGAATCGCGCACCGGTACAAACTCACCGAACGTACAATTCTCAACAATTATTTCTTTTATTTGTATGCCATAAAGATTTTTTCTATCGTTAAATATTTGTTGAATTTTACTATAAGAGTCTTGGTCTATGCAAAACCCCTCAACCTGTACTGTTCTAGGCTGGATTATTTTGTGATCTACTAAAAAATCGCCATTTTCAGTAGGGTGTTGGGGTATGTCGGCTTGGTTCGTGGCTTGGGCGCTCTTTATTTTAAGGCCTATCACCTCTGATATCGAGGTGGTGCGCATGTCGTATATTTTATACGCTTTCCTGTTTGTCAGCGCAGCGCCTAATGTAGAGCCTACAAATGCCATGGGTTATGCTCCAAATGGGCCTACTCGCCCACCTTCTGGGTTAGTGTGAGAGTGACCCTCAACGGCTGTTCCTGCCACTTTAATACTGTCGACCGACGACCCGCCGCCACCCGTAGCAGCAAATCCTCCCTCCATAGTAGTCAACCCTTTTATGGTGACATTGCCTGAAAAATTGCTGTCGGCTGATATCACATCAAGAAGGCCCATAGTATTTAAAGATATTTTTCCGGGGACCAATTCAATAAAGGTGTCACCCGTGGCTATTTTTATGCGACTCTGTCCTATAGCCACCCTGTTGTTACCATCAACACTCTGCAAAACCATTTCGCTCGAGTGTTCTCCTCTTATCACGTACCGCCTCATCACATCAGGTAAAAACAAGCTGTCCGAGAATGTGTGTGTTCTGCATGTGTTAGGCGCTCCTTCTGATAGAGACGCCTTAAAGGCATCTAAGTCACGATCACATGCCTTAATCCAGCCAAGATCGCCGGGGACTAGAGGAAAATTCAAATTGAAACCGCCACCGCCGAATGAGAACACCTGAAGGCCGATTACTTGGTTTCTTGCCACTACCTGATTATCGACAGTGATTCTGCTTATCAGCGGTTTTACTGTTGCGGTGTTACTTACTCTGTTGTAGGATATAATTACAGCCGGGAGACAGTCGTCGATGTTAAGAAAATAGTCTCTTAACATCTTGTTTAATGCTGAGGGTGTCGACTCATGGTCCGACGGATTTACTGCTGTTGCGGCGACGGTCATCAGTTCTCCCAGAAATAACAAAGGACGGTTTCCCGTCCTTTATTATACCATCCGCACACTCTTCTGTCAAGCCGAAATTACATTCTCGAATGAGAAGTTGTATGTTTTTGATTTCTGGCGCTGAGATTGTTGGACGCCATTTGTCGGCATGCCATCAGTCAAAATACCCTTGACCAGATTATATGACCGAGCACCGTCACCGGGGTAGATAACAGAAATGCTGATCTCATCACTGGCAATTACCTTGCCTTTACCCGGTCTGTTTGCTTCGAAAAGGACGCGCAAATTTTCATCATCACCAGAGCCGGGAATGATGTTAAAGCTGATGTTGATAGGGTTTGCTTTTGACCAGTGAACCATGTCGCCATTCACGCCCATGCCCTTGTCAGCGATTTGCATGCTTGGGACATCAAACGGATCTGCATCATCCGCAAACATAGTTAACGGAAACCCGTTTGGGAAGGTTTTACTGGCCTTCACGGTGGCGACAAAACCGAAACCACTTACGTTTTGCATTGATATACCCCTTAAATCAGTACGTCAGAGCCGACTACGCGGCGGATGACATCATCCTTGGAGTAAACCAAGGTATAATTAAACTGCCATTCAGTCAATGATGACTGAGCATTTACCGTCGAGGACAAAGTGGCATTGATCCAGTACCCAGCCACCTGCACTTGGTGCCATGCTTTATCAGACCCGGTCACCTGAGTGATATACGCTTGTTGAGTCACACTCAACGGCTTACCTACAGAGATGGTGCCGTTTGTCAGAGCTACATCAATCGTGCTCTGCATGTTCAGAAGTAATTGGCCACGACCAATCTCATTGGCTGACACTTTCATTGCCAACAACAAGCTTAAGATGTTGGTCAGGAACGCATCTTTCAGCCACATCTCATTGGCGTAGGTGTTCATATCAGTTGCTGAAGTAGACCCGCCCATCAACACGCCGCGCTGATAGAATGCGATCTGCTGGCCAGCAGTCATTGTCACACCCTGATAGTTGACACGAATACCATCAAGAGCATCAGAAACAGCAGTGTCGCCCACGGACCCGGCATTGGCCACCAGATTGCCGGATGAATCAGCTGCGAAGCTTCGGTCCGTGAACTGGTAATACATATAACCCTGAGTACCATTGGTTGCCGTGTAGTCAGTGGCTGCCAAAATCTCCATTGGCGACTGAGCTTGAAACAATTCTGAGTCGGTGGATGGAGAGCTACCGTTATCTTGGGTCAATGTAAACGCACATCCGGCGATCCCCATAAAAGTGGCATACCAAGCTTGGGTTGCCTGCGACCGGGTTACGTAATGCGAGAATATAAACTTGTTGTTATATGCGGCATTCCACAGTGCTACATCTTGAGGTCGGTTGCCCACAACAGAGGACTGCCAATCATCTAATGCGTCGATGAAAGCAAATGAACCAAAATTGTCACTGCGGTTGGTGGTTCGGTCCATGGTTTGGACCGCGTTGTCGCCTACGCGACCAGCAGATGATGTGAAGTCACCGTCCATAAAGCCCAACAGCGTAGATGCGTCATTTGATGCAGCTGCTGTGATGGTGATCGACCCTGCAGTAGTGCCGGTGGACCCGGTGATGATCAGGCGGTTTGACGAGATGTTATATACAACAGTAGCACCTGCCAACGCCGAAATACCAGCCGCTGCGGTTTGGATAGCTGCTTGGATGATGGGAGCCAAATCCAAGAAAGACGAAGCCGGGCGAGCATCAAATCTTACAGAGACAGCGGAGGCAGCGCCATATGTAATCTGGAACCCGGCATTGGCAGACATCGCTTGGATCTGGCCTAAAATAGTAGGTGTTTTAGGTGTTGAGTTGCCGGTAAACACCGGTGCGATGAATGTGGTGGTGTCCCAACGAACAAACGACATCATCGGAGGTGATTTGATGTTTTTGTTTACGAATTTAAAGTAGGCCAGCGCTCGGCGATACTCTGGGGATGATACGTCGTTGTTGAACTGGGCAAGAACTGCCGTAGCACTTTTTGCTTCGAAAATGGTGTCACGAGGCAGATAGCTTGATTTGGTGATAAAGCGGCCTACCAGCTGGCGCGATGCCACGCTAGCCCCGGCACCCACACCGGATGTGATATTGATATACTTAGTAATGTCGATTGACATACATATTTCTCCTAGTCGGGCACTTGATATACATTCTGCACCACTGTATTAGTGTTATCTACTGCCACACTGGTTACGGTTTGGTGCGTAAGAACTACTTCAAAAGTAGGCCATGCTTCGTTTCGATGCCTGTCGTCTTCAAAATATGTGTTGTCTATTTTTTGGATTCTCAGCACGTTGACGTTGTTTGAGGCTAACATCTTTCGTATCGTATCCCTTCTCTGAAGGATGTTAGCCAAATAATTGGATATGTCACTCGCTGTGACCTGATCTACTGTCATGGAGGGGGTCAGAATAGTAAGCGCACTGACTTGGAAAGTGGTCTCCATGTTCTGAGTGGTGGTTTCAGTGTTTTGCGCAGCAGTTGGAGTGCCTACAGTAGTAATCATGCATGGCATACCGTATCTATAATCGAACAACTTTTGAAAATAGACAGTATTTTCTGTAGGTATGCCCTGTTGCGTTGATTGGGACCGTTGAACTACTGGATAATTCCACCCAGCTAGCGCTAATCCGCTCATCAGAGTGGACCGGAATAGTCGTATCAGGTCTGAATCAAGCACTTGGCGGCTCCTTACCGATCTGGACTATGTAAAGCTCAACCCACCCATCAAAATCATACCAAGGGACCTCTGATTCCAGTTGGTATCGGTATTCGTTTCCGGGAAGCCCTATTACGAATTGGTCGCCTGATTGGTCGCGAGACAAATCTACGGTGTCAGCGGACAGAAATACCTTTAAGTAGTTCTTTTGCATATCCAGACCGTACTGGACATAAGTGTTTCGGTCTGGGGCTTGAACACTGGCTTCTATTAACACAAAAGGCTCGTATGTGGTGACCCACACCCCTTGGTCATTTAAGGTTCTCGAGCTGTCTTTATAATACTTTATGTCGACTGTGTCGAGCAGAGCCATGGCATCAGTCAATAAGTTACTGCCCGGAATTACCATTTTTCCTCTACCCTTGATGTTACTGTTTGCCACAACAAGCCAGTATCTATCAATATCTGAGGCTCATTGTGGAATTTTGATTTCCATTTTCTATAATCTTCAGAAAGAGCGGCATACCTTTGGGACTTGATATTTTTGATGATAAGCCCTTCGATATAAAGTCCTATCTGCCCCATGGCCTCATCTGTCGTCATATCCCCATTTAGAACCCTTGACATCAATTTTCTGGCTAGGGCTTTTATCTGATTTTCATTCATGCCGATGGCGTCACTGACGAATGGCCTTGCTGGCATGTTAGGAGTACCTTTGTTTAGCCAGTATGCCACAGCTGCTATATACTCCCCTCCAGCCCTTCCCCGTTTCTCATCCGCTGGGTAACGGGCTGTTTCAAACCAGCCCGTTTTAACAACTTTACGGGACATTTCGTCCAATGATTTTTTAAGTTGTTCTGACCCCGACAGATTAGATTTCACCAGAATCCACCACCAGCTTTACGGAAACCGCCTCGCTCATTAAGACCGCCCATAGCAAACCCGCCCACTGATTTAATCTCCAGTAGAGCCAAAAGGGCAGCGCCGTAGTTTGTTTGGTTCATCCACCAGCTTAACTGATCTTTGTTAGGGGGAGCCAGATACTGAACATTTACTTTATCAATGCCCGCACTTGTTTTATATCCGCCTTGTTTGCTGGTCCCCTTAGCCTTATTTAATTTAGCCAATTCTAGGAAATGGGCTACCATGTGATTCATGGCTAGAACAGTGGTATCTCCGCTCAACATTCCATATGTCCCGCCATCAACAATAAAGCTTCCTACCTCATCCCAGTACATTTGAAGCACTATTGTCGGGTATGCTGTTTGGTCGGCAAAGGCCGGGAATTGCGACCTGAAAAGGTCTTCGTTAAAGGTGATGGCGTTTGACATTGTGTTCCTTACTTAATTTTTGGCATGGCTGCAAAGTTGATTTCTTCTTCGTCGCCCTTACCAGTAGTTACTTTAGGCATCTTTGACTTAATTTTGCTGCCTACCGTAGATTCTGTCAACTGCGCAGACGCATCACGCGCTTCCATACTTCGAACTTCTTTAGCGATTGCCTTGATGCTGTCGGCGATGTCGCTATTCAGCACTTTGATGTGCCCGTTGGCGATATGCTGCTTAAACACTCGGTGTTCTTTCAGCTCCTGATAAGCCGCATCGGTGATAGGCGTTACCTTTCCCTCTGATGTCCACAGAGGGTGCCCTGCGTCATCTTTGGACATCTCACCAATACCACTGGTAAGGCTTGGCAATCCAGCACCGCCGCTGATGTGGATACGTTTTCTTTCGGTAGGTAATTCGCCCTTATCGGAATCACCACTGTAGAATGTATATGCTACATCGCCTGTCATAGTACTTAACACATATACTGTCATATTTGTATCCTTGTGGTCCTATTTATAATATCCGCTAGGCCCCCACAGCTTAACGGATTCTTGTTCGGTTTTCATGCACCCTTATTATACCACAAAACTAGGCGTGGTGTCAATATGCAAATACGCTGAAAGCCCCGGTTAGGAGGCTTTCAGGATACTTATTACTTTTGTGCTTAGATGCCGGTGTAGCGGATCACAGCCCATGGGCGCTTAAGCATTACGCCTGCGGTTGCGTTGGAGAACCCTTCGACGTAGCTTTTGATGCGTTTTTCCACGCCCAGCGTATACAGTTTGTTCGGAACTACTTGAACAAACGTCTGGCCGCCGTCACTTGAACCATCTTCAGACGAATCGATCTTATCTGCAAACAATACAAAACCATCAGCACCACCATTTGCGCCGTTAAGTTCTGGCGCGGAGATGATGGTGATCTTTTTGTACGTCTGAGTAAGCCAATCACGTACTGAGATACCGAAATCGGACGTAACGGTAAGAAAATCGACTTTGGCTGTCGGGAGAACCAGACTGAGTTCGGTCGTTTCCGGGTCGATGATGTCTTGGGACTGAGTACGAAGTGCCGCTACTGCTACACGGATGTCGGCGGTGATGTTAAGGAACGTTTTAGTGTTCCAAGTGCCGCCTGATACTGATACCCATGCCGGGAGGTTTGGATCATTCAAGAAGCCAAACGTACGGTTGTTGCCGTTGTTCCAGCCGTAGAAGCCCACTGCGTTTCGGAAAGTTTCCAGAGAAATAGAACAGGCTTGGCGCTTTTCTTCCGCAGATGATAGACGCATTGCGGCGGATCGGCCTTCTTCCAGCATACCCACTTGGATACCCAGCTCACCACGGATGATAGTGCGTCGCTCGAAGTTGGTGTTCCACGATGCCAGAGGAATATTGGTATAATCACCATATTCCTGCACAGTAGCAGAACTTTCGACGATACCCTGCACGACTTCTTGGTCTTCCCATGAACCAACAGTGTTTACGCCGATGATCTTGTCGATCTTACGAGCTGACGTGATTACCTTAACAAAACCCGGCAGCCAATACTGCAGGAATTGCAGGGGAGTAGGTACAGACGAAACAGTGGCCTGCGGAGTGAACGCGGCATCCATTGCCAAGCTACTGTTACCGCCAGTGTTTCGGTACAAGCCAGCGACCTGATCACGTACAAATTGAGGGTCGATAAAAATGCCCAGTTGGTTCAGCTTGCGTACTGCAGCGTCGCCAATGTGTTTTTTATCCAACTCCAGCGCCCGGATAGATCGAGGCGGGAGCGATGAGTGCGTCTTACTTACATTCGCCATTATATATCTCCTGTTAACGGGTCAGCTGGGCGCGAACGGTTACATTACCCGCGTCGAGGTTGCCAGTGTCATTTGGTGTTGCCGATGCTACTGCGGCAATCGTTGTTGTTATAATACCGCCCGGAACAGGCAACCACTTAGATGTAGAAGGAGATTTGTTTGCCACGTCATCAAAGAAATACAGGCGGCCAACATCACTGGCCGTCGTAGCGAGGTAACCCGCTGCGGCGTTACCTGCTGCAATGCAGTAGTATAACTGAGCACCATAGATGACATCTTGGGTGGTGTCGTTACCATTAGCCACTGACAAGGTGATAATACCCATGTCCATCAGGCCGACCATCAGGTTATTCGGGAGATCGACAGTAGGGGACAAAGCGCCTGTTGAACCGCCGAACAAAGCGTAACTTTTAGGGATGGCCAGAATACCGTAGTAATTAGCACCACCCACAATAACGCTGGCCCCAACAGCTGGAGTTACTGAGTTTGCTGGAGGAGTGCCGCCCATAGCAGGCAGATCGGATGACCAACCAAAGGCACGCCCGATACGGTTTACGTTGGTTGACAAAGCGGGAGCGGCCAAAATGCCCGGCTTAGTGCGCAGTGGGCCATCATTGGCGATTTCGCCTACGAAACCCTGTACATACTGGCGATAAACACTTTTCTGAAAGCTCATGATCAATTACCCTTCAAATAGTTATCAATAGGATCGAATGAGCCAAATGCAGCATCACCCGCGTGAGTAACCGGCTTGGCAGCCACTTTGCTACGCTCTGCACCAGACAGGAAACTATCCAGCGCAATGCTGGCAGATCCTTTAGGCACATTGATTTTGAGCTTTTTAGCTGCGTATGCGGCCATGTCTTCGCAGGTCATCAAAGAGTGGTCAAACGCACCGATTACCGGTTTCACGCGGTTATAAAGTTTTTGTTTGTTTGACATGTCTTTATAGATAGATTTACGAATAGCGGCGTCACCTGTGGCGTGCACACCTGACGCAGGGCCGGGAGATGCTTTCCCGTTGTTTTCGCAATCAGCAGCAGCCACTGGTTTTTCTTCTTCGCCTTCATCGTTACCGATAGCGTGCTCACCGCCTTCTTGCAAACCTTCTACAGCATCCTGAACCATTTCTTCATCCGCAGCGCCCATTGTTTCAAGCAACGCTTTGATCTGGGACAGAATGGATGCCGGGTCAGTTCCCTCTGGGGCTTCACCTGATTCGGCATTTTCACCTACTTCGCCATCGGGGGGTTCTTCGCCTTCATCCCCTTCGGCCACTGCGCCGATGCCGCCTTCAGCGCCTGCGCTTTCATTGACTGGCTCTTCGCCGTCTTGGTGCGCTGGTTCGGATGCTTCTTCGGACAAATACTGTTCGAGCGCTGGGATCAATGATTTAAGCTGCTCTACTGCATTGTCCATCGCAACCGATTTACGTTTTGGTTTCATATCGATTCCTTTGGTCGGGTTGATTTTATTGAAAGAAAGACAGTCATAAATCAATGTCTTGCTATCCAGCACTTTAGCGCCGGGGACACGGCCAGCATCCACCAGAGCCAAATGATTGCCGCGCATGTTAATCTGCACGACTTCGTATGGTTTTCCGCGAAACATACCCTTTTGGAATATGAAATCACATGCATAGCCAGCGCTCAAATCACATTTACCGCTATCAATAGCGCGGCGCATGCGACGGGAGAACACTTTAACATCAGCGATGAGCCAAGGGGCTACATAGTTGACATTGGTCATGACGCCATCAACGCCCTTTTCCTCTGGGGACATTATGTCATCATCTTCTTCAAAGCCTGACAAAAGATCATGATCATCAATCACCGGAAGGGTTTGAAATGATTTGATAGTGTCGGGATCAGTTAATGATGACTCAGGACGATAAACGTTGACTATGCGATCAGGGTCGCCGGGGAGACCTACTTGTGCGGCGCTGTACTCAAAAATGCCGTAGCTAGACACAGGTGTTGACCGAACGTTCAAGAACCCGTTTTGGTCGATCGAGCGATGGCTTGCCGTGTCCGTCATTATTGCCCCAGCTTTAGTTAACTCCACATTTGTATTTTATCATACAGGAAAACTCGCGTCAAGTACCGTAGAGAGTTTTCCTGACGGTTATCGCTACGGCTGCAGAGCCTTTAAAAGCTCTTTTAGTTTGGACATTAATTCTTTGCTTGGCTTTATTACGCTTGAATCTTTGCTTGCCGACCTTTTTTGCTGGTATGCTGCGGCTACTGCTTGTTTCTCTGGGTATCCAGCTTCAACCATCTCAGACACATTCTTTTCAAAAGTCTTTTTACTAGTACCCTTAGCTAATGGCATATATCACCTCAATCATCGTCAGAAATGTTAATGACCGGTATCATTCTGCATTTGCATCCTATAGCATGTCCCGGTTTGCCGTCATCTTTTTTGGGTAGACTAACCCTAGTTCCGTCCGGGTAATATAGCTCACTTCCCGGACCTTTAGTAGAAAATGTTTGGCCATCCATATCCATATGCGTGTGACGGGGCGTTTTGCCTGCTGAGCTGTGCGCCCACTCGAACTCATCAACCCCGTTTTGGTTCATCCTAGCGTTGTTCAATTCGCAAAATACTTTTTTCGTCTGGTCTAACGCTATAAAATCGGCGCGTTCTTTTGATGCCCCTAGCGTCTCTGTTAAGTATTTCCCTAAGCCATACGCTCCCTGCTCGGTCCCTTTAGGCGATGTTAGCGAATTCCATACTGATTTTTCTATTTTATCGTGGAATTCCTGCCCTATGCTTTTTATCAAGGCCACATTTTGCTGGACCGCCAATTCCATGGAACTTTCCCAATCAGACTTGGCCAAGTCTTTAGGTTGCTTTATTCCTAAAGACTTAAGAGAAGCCCCTACTGATGAAAAAGAGTGTTTATCCACTTGCATTACAAATGACTTAGGCGTTTTCTCTACTAACTTTGCTATTTTCGACTGCCAGCGTTTAGCCAGCTTCATAAATGCGGCTTTGAATCTATTTATTGGAAGTTTTGCGTCGGCAGCGTAATGTTCTTTTGTCCCCTTTAAAGACATCAGCCCCATTATCTCAGACCGGTAATCGGCTCCCATCTCGGTCAGCATTTCTTTTATCTGGCCAGCGTACCATTTTTCTATAGCGGCTGATGGGATTAGGGGTCTCCCCCTAATCACCTTGTCTATCTTCCGCTCGCGCTTTTTGGACGCTTTAAATGCCATTATTCGCCTCGGTTCTCCATCCCATGGTATATGGCTTAGATTGGTCCCCGTTACCCATCCATTCTTTAAACCCTTGGATGGTGACTATTTGTATATCACCAAAACCGCCCCAGCCAGAACCATACGCCGCTTGGTATGCATTTTCCGCATCGCCCGCACTGTTAAATCCTATGAATACCTTATGCTCGTCGAATTCTCCAGTCTCAGGATTGTTCTGGTTCACGATATATACATTAGGAGCGTCTGATGATCTCCCCATAAATACATCTACTCCATCTCCATCAGCCCCGACAGTCCCCATTACGTACCCGTAATCATATTGCATTCTGGTAGACCATTCAGACCCGTCTTCAGATGCCCCGGTGCGATAAGTACCGGCTGGGTTTTCGATAGCTATCTGATATCCGTTCCACGGGATCTTAGGCATATCGCTTTCATTTATAGGAGGAACATCCCCCCTCAAAGCCGATTTGACCTTAGGTACTACACTAGCTTGCACTGATGCGTTAACACTCGGTAGCGATGCCCTTTTCGCGGGCTTGGGCTGTGTCTTTTTTAGAAGAGTGACCAGCTGCCCGAACAACTCTACTAGCCGAAGAAGCTTTTCCTCGCCGCCCCCGTCAACTTCATCATCCGCCGCGCTGTCGCCCGGTTCCGGTTCATTTGGTTTTTCTTCCGAGGCTCCTGCTGTCTCCACTGCTGCCTCCCCTTTCTCTTCAGCCCCCGGATGATCCAATTCCCCCGGCTCCAATAGCTCTTCGGAGGCATCATCCTCTTCGTCTTTGATATTGGAGTATCCAGAAAATTTGTCAGTCCTTACGCGCTTACGTTCTTCATCCGGACTGATGACCCCAGCATTGATCAACCGCTCGCCTGTGGATGCCTTTTTATCGTTAATATCAGCTTGGGCCTCGGCTGTTTTAGCATCTGTAGGGTTCCATGCTACTCCTATGCTGAAATCCCACCCTTTCGATTTAGCCATTAGTTCGTAATGTCTGGCCAACAGAGGGTCGCATTCATCGGACTGGATGGTTTCTAATTTTTCGTGGTAGCTCTTTTCTTCGAATTCACCTGTTGCGTTAAATCCTTTAGGCGATGTACCTAATAATTTAGTAGCGGGTGTTTCTGCTATGGCTGCCACCAGCTGATATTGGCTCATAATCACGGAATCGAAGTCAGCCAGAGAGGTATCTGACTCCTCCATCGCTTCTTCCAGACCCAGCACTTTAATGGCGTGGTTGTCGCGGTAATTTATCCACTGCCCTAATCTCTCTTCAAATCCTTTCTGGTCAGCAGCTACTTTCTTTAAATCCACGTGAAGAGCAGTTGTTCGCTTAGACATCGACAGCAAAGGGGCTTCGTTAGCGACTCGCTCTGCTGCATATACCCGCTCATAAATACGTTGAACCAAAGATAGTCCGCCGTAATATATGGTAGGCTTTAGAATATCAGCCACCTCTGGACCCATAGCCACGTGCAGGTGTGTCCAGTGGTATTTTTTGCCGCCGATTACCCACCAAGTGGGTTTATAGAACCGCATTGATGCGGGGTTGGTGGCTGCTTCAGTATTTAACAGAGGAGCGCACCAGTAAGGGTCAATCTGACGGAGTCCTTTGTATGAACCGGCCCGCACAGCATCGATATTGAATGGCATTTCTAACGCGTCGTCATCTTCATAATCCACATCAAACACGACCACGCGAATACCGAAAATATTGGTGAACTTAACCATATTGGACAGGTGGTTTTTAACTGAATACTCAATATCGGTCTGGATTATGTCTTCCATGATTACCGGGTCGATATCAGTCCCGTCTGCTATGTTTAATTCCCACCCGTGCCGGACGGCATCCAAGCCTGACTGTTCACACGCTTTGTTTATTAACCATTGCTGCGCCATGATGGCACATGTCTGCCATCCTATGAACCCTTGGCTCATATACCAAGACGTGATCCCCTCAGGGACGCCATACATCCCCATTGATCCTGCTTTAAGGGTTGATGCCCCCGTGGAGTCATCGCCCACAAATCCCTTGTGCACTAATGCGGAGTCCATGGCAATCGTTTTGGCAGACTCTTTTTCACTAGGTGCGATGTCATCCATTGCGGACCGAAGTTCAGGCATTTGCCCGTCTTCTAGGGAGTCGTTGCGCCTAATGCGGGCGAACGGACTTAACGGGTCTAACCGTTCAGGGTATGGCTCCTGCACAGGCGGTTTTTGTTCGCCCCGCAGGATGATCTTAATTGCAAGAGCAATTCTGTTAAACATCGGTCGCGCCGCCTGTGCTGTGATTTAGCTTCCATTATACCACGGCGTAAGGCCCAAAGTCAATAGAAACCGAACCCAGCTCCGAATCCATCTGACTCGCTCTTTATCTCGTGGAATTTTTGGTCTTCTTCCGACCACTGCCACGTGGCCAAGCTGTTAGTAAACGTGAAGAACGAATCAGGTTTTTGGGTTGATAGGTGCTCCAGCGCGTATCTTATGGCATCCCACAGGTGGTCATTCCCTTTTTCAAATACAGATAATATTTTACCAGTTCTGGCGTCGACCTTCCATCGATATTTCTTTGCTTCTACTATTAAGTTAGCACATCTAGGATGGATGTACACCCTATCAAAGTTATTGATAAACATCAGGCCATTTTCAACTGAACCTGCGGCCTTTTTAGCTGGCTCACAGTCTATGCCGCATTCGTTCATTTTGTTGATCGCTAGCGGCAAAGACGAATCGGCTCGTAAAGTAGGCTGAGGCACACCGTGCATTTTTGATGTAAGCCCTAGCAGGTCCGATGAAAATAACGGAGGCAATTCATCTAGGCTGTGATTATTTGTGTACAATTCATAATCAACCCAAAGACATGCTTTTCCTCGCTCATTAAGTGCTATGAACAGACGAACACCCGCAGTAGGATCAGCACCGCCATTACTCCAGTCTGCTCCGAACAAGAATTCTTGTTTACCCCAAGGAGGTGCCTCGAATTCTCTTTGCTCTGACCTTTTAATTACAGTGTTACCTACTGTCTTTTTAGTGTGACCAAGCCATATCCAGCAATAGTCGGCAATGGCTTGATTTTTGGCGTCTTCTGTGGGTGCATCTAATATGCGCTGAAGCGAGTTTATGCGGTCTGACTCAAGTGATTCAGTGAAGTACGGGTTGTCATAGTAATTGACTTCTACCGCTAATCTATCCTCATACCCCGGCTGCCCTGCCTTTGCGACCAGCTCTTGGTATACGAATGATTCCTCATCTTCGGGATTCATAGTAAAGATGAGCCTGTTCCCCGGAGTACGTATCGATGGTAATAATTTCTCCATCGTTTCTTTAGATACCCCCTGTGCTTCTTCTCCCCAGAACATTTTGATGCCAGCCATAGATTTAAGAGAATCTATATTGGACCTAAGACCCTTAAATATTGCGACCGATCCTGTTTTCTTTGATTTTATATATTTTTCAGCTGTGTCGAATAAATGATCTCTGCCTTGGCGGGCTATGGCTAATTCGAGTTCTGCTTTAGATGAATCCGCGATAGATATTTGTAATTCACGCCCGCACAGCACTTTCATCTTAGCTGTATGCATGTACCGAGTTACAGCATCAGCCACATTGTACGTTTTACCCGATCCTCGACCTCCTTTGAATGTTATGATGCGATAATGTCGTATATCCCCACATGAAGGATCTAGAACAACAAAAGGATTTGGTCTTAGTCTGGCTTTTTCCGGGTCATACGGCTTCAGTTCTTCATCAATATCAAATATCACCGTTCCTCCCAAGGCGCAGGCGTTTTGGCATCATCATCCGCATTAGGGTCATTGATATATTTTTCTGCCATCTCTAACAATCTGGCTGCAGATGTTAAATCAACCACTCTGCGGTACATCAATTCCCCCTCTTTGCTGTATGTTGGACGCTCTACCTCCCCAAGCGCCATATCCAATGCACGCGACAATCTGGCTTGAAGGCCGACACGTGTAAAGGTTGTCACCTCGGAGTATTGCTTCCCTACGTCCGCGATAGCAGCCTGAGTAAGCGGATCAGAAAGGTACATGGACACTTCTTGGTCACTGATCCCCACGTCGCGCATTTTATGCGTGGAGTATCCTGACCGTATGTACCAACATACAAATAGCTTTTTATCGTTAGCTAGGTTTAACCACTCCTCCTCTTTGTGCTTCTCTACTAACGCTTTAAAGTCCATGGCGTCGGTCATAGTCGGAATTGCTGTCATACATGCCTCTGACATGGGTGATTTTTTCGATTATACCATAGAAAGCTTGTAAAGTCAATATAGGATAGGGTATCCGCGTCAAGGTTAGTAATTGGCCCAAAATGGTCAAGATGCTAATTTAAAACTTCTGAGCCAAGAACACCGTGTGACGCGGCCTCCCCTTTTCCCTACTTCTTTTTATTATTTTTTAGGTTAGGGGGTTAGGGGTAATAGGGAGGTAGAATATCGGTTCATAGCAACGGCACGCCGAGACAAAGCCACTGGCTCTGGATCGTGGAGACGCATTCTTGGTACAAATATTCTCAGAACCCTAACCTATATTATCATCAAAGCTGAATACGTCTGAGGCCGCTGTTGACGCGGCCTCAGAGGGATAGATTATATCTTTGTGGCAGGTTAGGTAGATATGTCAGTGAATGGTTAAATTGGCGAACATCAGTTTAGCAGGTTGGGTGGCCTTCATATCCGCTGCATCGAACATAAGTGCTTCACCCCAACTCTCGCCTTTTGATGCGCACACATCAACGTATGCTTCCATGGATGCACAAACCATGGCCCCCAACGACTGGCTGTTGCTCCATATTTCGTCTTCTTCATGTGAATTGAAGTATTCTTTCAATCTTTTTGAGTGCATGTACACAGACATAACCGACGCCGTACTGGCAGATGTTTCCCTATATTCACCCGTAAACATGTCGTGATCAGAATGGCCGTGCTTTATGGCCATAAGCATTGCAGTGTGTGTAGGTCTCACACCTCCTTCCCTCGAGGCTACCTCAAGAGATTTTTCTCGTAAGACATCATATCTACGGATATATTCATCTTTTGAGATATCCTTAGAGATACCGAGATATTTGTGTATAGCCACCGCAATCATGCCAGCGACTACTACACAACCATTTTTCACATCAGATAAGGCGTATTCAGAAAAGGCTTGCGGTCCTTGTTTAGCTACTTCTGAAATTACCATTCTTGCTTCTATCGCCGAACAAATGACGATCCCCACCCGATCCTTGAGGGGGACATGCTCTTCACACAGTTGGGAATTAACAGCCAAATTAGCTATTACATGGTAAATCAAGTTTTCTTCAAAAGGCTTTATATTAATCTTCATTTTACTATCTCCGGTTTCACTGTCTCTGGTTTGTCCCCTCGCAAGGAGAAAAGCAAGAAAAAGCTCTCTCGATGTTCGGGGGCTATTGTCGCCCCCCGATTTGCGTTTATGCCCGATGGGACTCTTTCTCGCGCCTGATTATATCTTGGTGCGGGTCTACTGCTAGTTCTGGTCTGCCTGATAAAAACATAGAACCTATCCCAACTATTGTGGGCCGTGTAAATGTAGGCCTGTCACCGAACCAAGACTGATCGCCGACGCGAATATGGCTCCCCATGAACGAACATCTATCCCCGAACGTGCATTCGCTGCCGAATGATGTGCCGTTATTAAATATCACACCCCGTAAAGCATAGGTGTGATGCCCGAAATAGCAACCGGCTCCGAACGACACATCATTTTGGATCTTTGCTCGGTTTCCTACGGTGCAGTTGGTGCCTACCAATGAATGGTGCCCAAAGGATACCCCATCCCCGAATTTACAACCGTTTCCAATGTGGCAATGGTGACCCACTTCGGAATAATTAGGAAAAATGGTATTTTCCGGGACCATGGTGGATGGGGGGACTACATAACCTCCCCGTAAATTTTTCTCAAACATTTATTTCCCCTCGGAAATTTTAGATAATACTTGACATACGTCATTGTTTTGGGAATTCAATTCTGCAGCAGCGTCATCACTGTGGACGCACATGCGCTGCAGAAAAAGTTCATTGCGGAAATCGGTCAACGCCATTTCAACCACCAGAAGCTGGCTGGGAGTCAGGTCGATAATCATTTGCAGTTCCTCATGTGCCTATTTGATGTAATTATTATATCACATTTACAAACTGTTGTCAATATATTATCAGCGTAAATAAACACGAGACACGGAGAGAGTGCGTGCAGATTGGCGGTATATTTGTGGCGGGGTGGTGTCGGGGAGCGAACTGGAAAAGCCGGAGAAAGCTCGTTTGCTATCTCCGGGGCGGTGCTGGGATTGGTGTTAGCTACGGAGGACTGCTGAGGTCTGGCTGGCCATGATCTCTTCGCGCTCGCTGTCTTTGAGACCTAACCACACTTTAGCCAGCTGGCGCGAACGCTCTTTGCTGTGGCCCTTTTCCATGAACAATTTAATAAGCACCTTTTTGCTGCGGCCTTTATAGAAACTATTAGGGCCTTTACGAGGCTGTTCACCATCGGAGGTACGTCCAACAGAAACACGTTCGATATGTTTACCAACAGCTTGTATGCCACCAGTAGGAAGCAAAACATCGTTATTCATTCATCACCTCTGCAACCGATAATACATCTGCTTTGAACCACTGGGGCGTGGCCTTTCCAGCCATCCTCAATAGTAACACCTGTTTCCAGATGCGCTGGGACATGGAAAGTGGCCATAACATCCACAACAGAATCTTGCCCCACTCGAACTCGATCACGGAAAAGCGCTCTCGAGCCGATATAACAGCGGTTCCCCAAAACAGAACCGCCATCAAAAATGGCTTCGACACCGATAGAGGTGTGGTGCCCCACAAACGTTCTGTTGAATACTGCGTAGTCACTTACAACGCAACGCTGACCCAAAACAGAGTGGCCGTTAAATCTACAAGATGCCCCGATAAACACGTAGTCAGCAATAATAACGTCATCAAAGGTAGAATATCCCCCGATGACGCTTTTAAACCCTATGTGACACCCAGCGGTAAAAATAGCGTTACCACCTATGCGACATCTGGCCCCGAATGAGCAGTGTTCACCGAATGAACAGCTGCTACCGAATATCACCCCATCCATGAACACGCATTCTTTACCGAACACGGTATTATCAGGAATGACGCTGCCCGCAGGAACGATAGTTCGATCGGGGACTTCATATCCATAAACAGCTTCGTTGCCATCTACTTCTTGGCGAACTACATACTTAATAAAACGTGTGATATCAAAATGACTCATTTACTCTCTCCGACGTTTCACAAAAGGAACATCATACCACATCCTTGTGGCTCTGTCAAGTACTAATCATGCCCTATACATGCGGCGCTAATACCATGATTGACGTATTTCTTTTCGCCCTCACTCTCCGGGCTTTGTATCAGAGCATAGCCGCGCTCAAATTTATGCTTAGGGGAATAGGACACGTAGCCACTATCATAAGTAACGATATAGCCGCCTACCTGAACGTCGTGCTTGCTCATCCAGTCCTGACTGATGTAAAATGGCACATAGTCACTTTCAACCGGACTGATGATAGCGCCGTCAGGCAGGCAACCGACATCATTATCAACACGTTTAAATTGCAAAGTAATTGCTTTTACCTGCAGCGCCCATACTTTTTTATGGCACTGGTACATAGGCATTTCTTTTTTGGTCATTTCGATTCCCCTGACGTGATGAATTTAGCGAACTCTAAATGCAGTTCGTCGAGGTGCCGTACACTAAACATTAACTCTTCAAACCCGCCAGAGATAAGCGCACCATTTGCCTCTTCCGGGGTTGAGAATAGCATGATGTGCCATGATTCGGGCACGATGTCATCGCCCTCGACATAAAAACGTTTACCAAAATCAATAATCCCACGTTCTTTGTTGATTTTGGCGATGACATACTTAGGCAAATGGTCACAGTCTAACTCACTTTCCTTGGAACGTTTAATTTCCATTCAAAACTCCTCATATTTAATAAATGGGTATTTGTTCATAGAGCTGTGCTCGCGACCACATTTCGGGCACTTGTGGATATAATAATTAGGCATGGCGGCGTCCCGGTCATATGGCATAGACACCTGACACGGCTGGCAGATGATACGAACTTTGACAGGGTATACATCCGCCACATCTTCAGCTACGTTAACGCCCACCCTTGGCGCTCCGGGGATATATCGCTTGACAGGTGAGCTTAAAAAATTTTTAATACTAGAAGCTATTTTCTTGATCATGTTAACCTCCGGATTATGGAAATAGCATTTTAACACAATTAAACGGGGCTGTCAATCTGCTGTTCGTGAGGAACCAAAATAAGCTTTATCGACCGTGGGGCAGTGTTAACTACCACCACCTCGTGCAAGCTATGCGCCCACGGGCCTAAGGCATCTCGCATAGCGCTAGGGAAAATTACTTTAGAATCGGCCTCTTTATTATCGAGACGCCACACGCCACGGGGGCGGTTACGCGTAGGCATTTCACTGAACGACCGAATAGCGCCGTCAACGCCATCTTGAGCGACATAATGGTGGCTGAAGTGGACCATTCGGGCGACCTCTTCAATAAGAGGCACTAAAAGTCGGGATGTAGAACAGCGACAGTTCGGCCTATCCCCCACTGAATAATTATAATCAGGGAGTTCAACAGATTTGCGCAGGTCGGAAATACTCACGCTACTGATATCGGGTATTCCCATGTATTTGCCCAACGCAAGCACCGATAAATCATAAGCTTCTTTGTCGGTCATGATCCCTACCGCCGTCATACGTAAAAGGGAGTTGATGTAATTAGTGACATCATCAACGTTTAATTCATTGAATTTAGAATTGCTGATTAACATTTTATATCTCCGATCAATCTTCAGGAAGCAGCAGCCCTATGACAATCAGCGCCGCCGCAACCACTAAACAAGGAGGAACACCGAGCAATGAACCTCTTACAGCCCAGTCCATAAGCTCAAACAATTCAGATTTCGGGATTATTGATGACACTACGCTTTCTATATACTCCATGAGGTTTTTTCCCTAGCGGAGTGAATCGCACCGTGATTTTAGTCTGGGATTGTGACACTTGCTCAATCACGCCGAGCGATGTCATCATTTTGATGTCACTATCACATTCAGCTACGATTGATACTTCTTCTGGGCGGTCCATCCCGAAGTTGGCTTGGCGGCGTGCTTGCGCATCAATATATCGCCAAATCATCCACTGCCTACGAGTCATCTGCATTTCAGTTTCTCGGGTGGTTCGGCCACCCATCCGGCGATGGACTACCCATTACGCAAAATCATTATAACACAATAACGGACAGAGCGCAATTACTTAAAGGCTGCGCACATCTTTTGCACCAAATCCAATGAGCCTTTTAGACTTGTTTCTATGGCATCAATACCTTGCCAAGAGTCTAAAGCCCCTGACTCCGTTATTTTAAGGACTCTGGCAAACTTATCGACGTTCCACTTATATGATGTTAAGTCGATGCCTGTAGCCTCTTTTATTTTAACCAATGTGTCCAAAGCGTCGCATTGGCTTTCGCGCATTCTGGCTATTTGGTTCTTTAAGTTGCTGTCGATGTTTGCCCGCTCTTTTTCTATAGCCTTGTGAATAAGTTCCGAATTGGCTTTCTCATCTACCTTGGCTGCAGACCGTAGAAGGGATGCCACAAAAGGCTTACCCATAGGAACAGACGGGGTTTTGTCGGCAGGCAATACTATAGACACTTTACCTTTTTCGTCCACTTCAAGCAGGCCCCAAGTATCGGGAAGGGTGCTAGGATCCTCAACAAGGCCATAGGGGGTTACGAGCCACCAATAATCACAATACTGGGCCACGCTCTCCGCTTTATCAGGGCAGGCCAATTCTTTTTTGAGGTCGCTACGAGACACCTTTATTTCAAAGCCGTGGACAGCAAGTCCTCGGCTCGGGTACATATTCATAGCCAAGGCATCCGCCCACCGGCGCTGGGCTGCACCAGTACCGTCAGCCACTTCAAAAAACAGCGCCCATTCGGGCTGCATGTAACGAGTACGTAGAGCGGCCCTTATGTGAGCCGAAGTGAGTTTTAGCAAAGCCATAGTTACCTCGAATGGTAGAAATAAAGTTCTTCAATGTTTCTGTTAATGGAAGCCGCGTTTTGCAGAAGGGAGCACCATGTATTTTTGTCGTTTTTAAGCCAGTGACCGGGGCCTATGCCATCCTCGTCGAAAAAATGGAGGTCAGCAGGCACTACCAAGCTTTTAACGTCTATTTCAGGCACCGCAATGGTGTTTACGCCGTCGTTGTAGTAATGAAGAGCTTCGTTGACGGTACGGGCGCTATAGCGGCCCGCTGTTTCGATACGACCGCGATACCCACAGCAGTTGGGACCCCACATTTTGATGTAGGAATCTTCAGGCATGCTATGAGCGATGCTGATTATGATATACTTAATATTTGGCCGGTACATATCCACAACATGTGGAACTCTGACCTCAACAGTTATTTTAGACGCTTTAATCGCCATAATTCACTCCGTGAGCAGCGTATGCTACCTCAATCGCTTTGTCGAATTTATCGGCGTACTCCGTCCATAAAGTTTTACCATGAATGGAACAACGAACCACATATACTCCAGTGGCGTCATCTTGGCTTAATGTAATTACTACATCAGTTCCGTTTTCAATGTGCCCCATCAAATTCCTGAGCATCCCGATAGTGGTTTCATTCCCCATCATCGTCTCCCATTTCTTCTAGCTGGCGATCACATTCGCTAATTAACGTATTTAGCATATCATTATACACGTTGAGACCAGCGATAACACGCATAGCTTGACAATGAGTAGGGCACATTTTGGCGAAATGCTCTGCGGCCTCTTTTGATTGAAACACCGAGAAATTAGCGAGTGCTGCAGGCACTAGCTTGTGACTGATGATACCGGCGTTGTGTTCAGCAACGCGCATGAGAGTTGAATTACCAACTACAACATAGTTACCGCCGTAAAGACTCTTATTAGTAGCCTTTAAATTGAACACTGCATCGCGGTTAGCCAAAGTTGACGCGCGTACTGCCTGCAAAAATTCTTTGTGATTCATGATAACCTCAATATGAATGGTCCGAAACACCATTATAGCATGTTTCGGACCACTTGTCAATCATTTAAATAAATTCGCCGATGTTAGATCTGGTCCCATCTTCGGACACATTAAACATATGTTTGCAATGCCGACAACGAAAAAGTACTGGCCATTGCGCCCATCCCAGCAACTGCACCTGTTCGGTGCCACATTTGGGACATAATGGACTTAGCTTGGACGCCTTATCTCGGCGCAGTACTAAATCCATTATAACAACGCCTTCGGGCGTGAGAACCCGCTGACCAGTCACTAATTTTTTCATATATTAATCTCCACATACTTGCATGACATGCTGCTCGCGATGGAATAGTCAGCAGACATAATCCATCGAACACCACGACCTGATTGGATATGAGCATTCCAAAGTCTTGGCCAAAGATATACGTAACCGTCCTGATTGTCGGCTATTTGATGATCATCCCCGTATAGATAGTGGCCTACACGCCCGGCCCACGAAGCATCGAAGGTTCTTGAGCCAAACACTAAATCGTAAAACTCATCAAGCTCTTTACTACCCTTTGGAGGTGCTTTGAATTTAACACCAAACGCCGTGGGCACTTCATGAGCATTTAACCACATATATGTACATGTTTCAATGCTTAACATAACATATCCGGGAGCCGCGAAACCGACATCGCAGACGTGAACCACTCTGCGAATAATAGAATTGCCAGTATACAGGCCGTTCTCATATTCCTTCAAATCGAGGATATCATCCACATGGAAATCCCGGTCGTTCAGCCTAAATTCGGCTGTTTTAATGCCTGATATGACATCACGAAAATGAACGGGTGCTATTTTCAAATTATGGATCATGATTGTTCCTCCAATACATCTGTTATGGCTGCAGCATCCCCCGCATCACGGCCTGCGATAATAGCTGCTATCTCATCGTCTTTTAATTCTTTTTTCTTGCTCTTGGAGCTTTCATATTCTACTGAACCAAAATAATCGGCGATAGCGGTTGATTTCAAAACGACAAGGGATGTCCCGGTGGCTGTAACAGCCCCCTCCATGCGTTCTTCTTCCATTGCTCGAAGTCTTGAAGTGACACGACCCGCCATCGCCTCTTTGAACACCGTACCTACGCGGGCATTGTATCTTGTGTACCCTTGGGACCGCATGTAAGCAGACGTACATGAATCAACTACTGCACATAGATAATCATACATCTGCTTGGCTACCTTGGCGTCTTCTTTAAATCCTCTCCAAGTGACCCGGAAACCTTTGGCCTCACCCTCCCATTCGGAGATGGTCTGGCAATCGTTGAATTTACCGACACCCACAGACATAAAGTTTTTCCATTGAGGCATGTAGCGATAGGTGTCGTCGGAGCTAGATTCGCCAAATTGATCAGCGCCGAACATGCGGCCATCGGTAGATGACGCAATGTCCATTTCATCAATTTGGTATTTGTCCATCAGTTTGCGGGCCATGACAGCAGCGGAAGCGGCTTCATGTTCGTTGGTGTTGTTCGAGGCTTTAGCTAGCATCTTGGCGATGCGTTCTTTGACTTTGGTAAGGTCTATTAACATGTTGATCGCTCCGGTCAATGATTGGGGACCGTTCCCCTATCCATAAAGCCTATTATACCATGGCCGGAGCTTGATGTCAAGTATTTAAGGTTAGTCAGGCCGGTACATTCCTCGTGCAATCGCCTTATTCAATTCATCCAACTCCCACTTTAGCCGCGTGATTTCATCTGCTTGGACAGCAATCATAGAAGCAGCTGCGTCTGAGGCACTGATAGCCACTGCATAGCGAGCCTTATCCAATGGAGTGCCCCCGCCTGCGTATTTTTCGACCGAGCACAGGGACGACCCGGAGCTTCCGTCTTCGGTGCAGCCGTTGATGCTCATTATTTGGTTGGTCACATGCTCAATAACGGCATCAAAACAGCTTAACGCCTCAATAGCGTTTATGCGGTCCTCATCGGACATGAGACGAAGTAAAGAATACGGATCGTCGATAGTAATTGTGATGCCTTCAGATGGTGCAAGTTCAATAGGTTTAGCCATAAATGTTCTCCAGTTGGAACTACATGATAACATAATTTGACATCTTTGTCAAGTATTTAGCTGGGTGTGTCTCCCAGCACATGCGGGAGTTTAGGATAGTACATCCAATGAGTGATATTGTCGGGGCAGATGTCGCCATATCTGGAAAAAGCTACCCATGGCACTTTAGTGGCTCCGCACTGACATTCACTAGTCCCAACTGTACTACCGTCAGTTACTATCACATCTACAGAATCAAATTTTGACACTGTGGTTACATCAAAAGGCATGCAGACATTACGGTCGACCCAAGAGTACGGAGTAGGCTTAAGCAGTCGGCGGGAACGCAACTCGATAAGAAGCATCAACAGCTCAGTATTGTATTCGTCGCCATTGCCGTCGGTTATGTCCTCTAAACATTCAATTTGCTCGGCCAAGCCGCCATCAGGTTTGCGCTCAAAATTACTCATCAATTTCTCCTTAATCGTATTAATGCCCAAAGGTTGCGTGAACAAACGATAATGCCCATATGAGTAGCCAAATAGCCCCATCCTATCACCCCACAAAGAATAGCGCCTATTATAAGCGCTATTCCTATGCCGCTCATAAATCCAGCACCCATTACTCACCGCCCTTAACAGTACCACCTGCGGCTTCAATCTGTCGCACAACGTAAGCACGGCCCATAACCGCTCCACTATGCAATTCCACAACTGGCTTTTGCGAAGCGGTGAATAGCTCAATAATCGGGGTTTGATGGTCTTGCGCTAAAATAGGTTTTATACGTTGAAATACAATCTTGCCTGTGCGCCCCTCGAATACATAACCAAACGGCACCTGATCTACTTCCCGCTCACGGAAAGCGATCAGCTCATTAAGTGCTGAAACATAGCATTCTTGGGCCATGAATGCCGACTGCGTACGCATTTCTCTTAATTCTTCGGTGCTTAATTTCATAATTCCTCTCTAACAATGACACCGGCTGCTTCAATTGCTTTTATATCCATGTTCCGCGTAGCCCTCATAATATCACGCAAACTAAAAGGCTGTGTCGATACTATTGGAGTGGTCGGTAACGCAGGCAGAACCACGATGTTATCCAGCGGAGCAGCGAACAGCTCAACCAGTTCTGTGACTTTGCCGGTT